GGACATGGACGCCAGCGGGAGCCGTCACCTCGGGCAATCTCACGGTTTCTCTTATCAGCAAAACGACCGGGACCGTGCTGGCAACACGCACGGCAGCACAACGTGCAGCGGCATCATCGGCTGGCAGCGGGCTGACGAAAAAATGCCTGTTTCTGGGCGATTCGCTAACTGCTGCCGGAACCATGACGCAGACGATCCTCGACATCGCTGGTCCTGATGTGATGGACGTTGAGCTTTACGGGACGCAGGGAACGGCACCGAACAGGCACGAAGGGCGCGGAGGATGGTCCTGCACTAGCTTTACCTCTGCCACGCATGTGGGGACTGCAAATCCGCTATGGGATGGTAGCGCGGTAAACTTCGGTTGGTATCTGTCGCAAAACAGTATTCCGGCGCTCGACTGGGTTTTCATCCAGCTGGGAACAAACGACGTTTTCAGCGCCACAACAGACGCGGCGGCGCTGACAACCACCAATGACCAGCAGACCAAGCTGGACATCATCATCAACAGCATCAAGGCGAGCAACGCCAGCACAAAAGTCGGCTTGCTCATCTCGCCTCCACCATCGTTCGACCAAGACTCATTCGGCGATGACTACGGAGTCGGGCAAACTCGCCTGCGCTTTAAGCGGAATATCCTGATCTGGGCAAAGCAGATGGTTTCCAAGTATTCTGGGCAGGAGGCATCAAGAGTTTTTCTACTGTCCACCAGTGCCGCGCTGGACACTATCAACAACATGGAGCGCGCCGCATCGGCCCCGGTAAACAGCAGGTCATCCGTAAACGTCCAGCGGCAGAGCAACGGAGTGCATCCAGCAACCTCCGGATACCAGCAGATCGCCGACTCGGTCTGGGCATTTCTAAAATACAACGCATAAAAATTAACACCACCAGATGCCACTCACCACTTCACTTTCAATCCTTCCTGTAATCCTTGCAGCAATGAGCCTGCCAACAGTGGCGGTGATTGCGGTCAAGGGACCAATAGTCGATGACATTTATGCAGTACTTGGGGCAATCGTTGCTTCAATTCTTGCCGTCATGGAATCCCTCCAGAAACGCAGAGATTACTTCAACGCAGTCTCTACTTTTCTCGGAAGCGCTGTAGTTGGCGCATTTGCCCCCGGTGTTGTGTACCACACACTTTCATATATGAAGTGGATTCCTGCCGATGCTGCCGTATTTGGTCTTTGGCAAACGTGGGCAATTTCAGGATTTCTTTTCGGCCTGAATGGATGGTACATTATTCACAAAACAAACGACAGGCTTCGTGATTTCGTAGATAAATTCAAGAACAAACCATGACAACCACCACTACCACTACCACCACCCAGACAGTCCCATCGGCAGCAGACATTGAAGCTGCCGGGAAAAAGCTCCGCGAAGATCTTACGAAGTTCTTCAAGTGGATGCGGTTTTTCATGAAGAACTCTGGCCCGCTAATTGCCTTTCATTTCTTTATGGCGATTGCATACGCCTCGAAAGATGCTCTTACTGACGAAGGTCAGACGGTAGACATTCCGTAACCACAGAATCCAATGCCAGATCTCACCACCAGTTCAGCGGTCGATACGTTCATGCAGTCTGTTGATCAGGCGGCAATGAGGTCTGCCATTGGCGTTACGTTCACCCAGCCAACCGGAGCATCTTTGATTCAGTCCGGTGGGTTCCCGGTGACATTGACTGCCACTGGATCCACGTCTGTCACGCTGCCGACAAGTGGAACCCTGGCATCCACGGCAGATAAGCTGAGTGCGTTTGCTGCCACCACGTCAGATGAACTTCGCGGAGTCATCAGCAATGAAACCGGAACTGGATCTCTGGTCTTCGCTACGTCACCAACGCTGGTCACCCCGAATATCGGCGTGGCTTCAGCGACGAGCGTGAATAAGGTATTGATCACGGCACCTGCTACTTCAGCCACGCTGACGATCACGAACGGCTCTTCGCTGACGGCATCCGGAAATGTCACACTGGCATCCAGCGGAACAATGACACTGACGCTGGGGGCGAACAACATCACGCTCTCAACATCAGGGGCAACGGCAGTCACACTCCCTGTATCGGGAACTCTCGCGACACTTAGCGGATCAGAGACGCTTTCAAACAAGACCCTTTCAGGGTGTGAACTCGGAGAGCCAATTTCTGGCGCACTCACAAACTGCACGGATTACCCGGTTTCCGCTTTGGCAAATGCCGGGACAGGGGTAAATACTTTCCTTGCAACACCAAGCAGCGCAAACCTGCGGGCAGCAGTTACTGATGAAACGGGAACTGGATCACTGGTCTTTGCGAATACACCAACACTGATTACTCCAAATATCGGAGCAGCAATCGGAGCAAGCCTTGCTGTCTCCGGTGCGCTTACAAGCAGTGGAGGAAATATCGGGTTTACAGCAGGGGCGGGCGGAACCGTTACGCAAGCCACATCATCGACAACATCTGTCACGATCAACGCAAGATGCGGGATGGTTCAGATGAATGCCAGCGTATCTATTGCGCCGGAAAACAAAGCTGTATTCCAAGTAGACAACAATACTGTAGCTCAGTCTGATGTCGTAATTCTTTCCATTCGCGGGGGAACCAACGGAGGAAATACCCAGGCGTCTGTCGTTGAAGTTGGTGCCGGGTATTTCAAGATCTGCGTGTCGAATAATAACGCGAGCGGAGGAACCACCGAAACAGGAACAGCCATCCAGATCAACTTTGCCGTATTCAAAGCAACCACGTCCTCAACGCCTCCATCCTGATAAATGCCAGCAGTCCAGAGACCAGCATCGCAGGCACCGCAGCGTCAACGGACCAGGGTATTTCCTACTCCGAAGATTGCGGATGTCATCATCCGGCAGGTCTTTGAGTCAACTAGGACAACAGTCCCAGCATACGGAACTGCTCACCCGGATACGGCGAAGTACCCGAACCATAAACTGGTCCACGCAAAGGTCATTGATGAGCAGGGTCTGTTCCTTGAACTCTGGTACGCGGCAGACAGATCCAATCAGGAAGACTACAACTACTCGCTGACGTACCCATACGGTGGGAATCCTGCGTACCCACGGGTCACTAGGACATACATCCTTCCGCGTTCTCCTGATCCTCTTGCTCTTGGGTCCACCGATCCGGGTGGATCAATGTTTGGGATTGAGGGATACCGAAGACCAGACAGCACATCCAGATACCGTAGGCCGGACGGAGTATCTCAGTATTTCAGGGCAGGACTTCCTGCCGGGGTGCTTGTGGCGCAGTCGGAGCGTCCTCTCGGTGATGAACTCAACGGGTTGTACGTTGAGGTTACTCGGGTGTACGATGTGATCCCTGGACTTGAGGACCAAGGCTCCAGTAACGGACTTGGGCAAACAGACGACGGGTACTCGGTTGAGCGTCCGATGCAGGACAAGAACTGGATCAGGCTGACGTGGAAGATCGTTCTTCCGAGAACCATTGCTGATGCATACAGGAGGGACAACTTTGATATCTGCCCGATTCCGAGATATCAGTTTCTCTATCTTGTCGATGAGCGGATTCAAGTAAACGAGGAGTCCAATCAGACCTCGACCATCGTGCGCGTGTACGAGGGAGATCAGCGTGACACCAAGGACACCTCGGATGCCACCATCGTAGGCAAGAACAAGCAGTACCCTGGTATCATTCCACCAGAGAAGTTCCTTCTGGAGACAGAGAGCAAGCAACTCACGAAACGTATTCTGTCGCCTGAGTCCATTGATCTTGATGGCAATTCCATTCCTGCTGACTTCACCCTGGTTGAGTCCAAGGTTGATCCAGAAGGCACGAACTCTGGCAGTAAGACGGTCGTCGCCACAAGCTATAACAACATTGCTCCGCTCAACGGCAAGCAGTGGGACAACGAGACCCGAAGCTACATCCCGTACACGGTTCAGGTAATCCCAGCATCCGAGGCACTGAGCTTCCCTGAACCTGTTGGTGCCGAGTTATCAATTCAGCCAATCAACAGGTACTGGTCAATCGCAACCATTGAGACACCGTCATCCACTTCGACTTCGCTTCGTTCGTACTACAGCACGACCCCGTTCTCATGGCCCGCCGTTCTGCCTTCGTCAGGACAGGGTGCTTTGAAGTTTGGCGCAATCAAAAGAAAGGACAGGAGAACTGGAGAATTTACTGGAGAAGAAGTTCCTTGGTATGATTTTGAATTGATTCCGGCGTGGAGTGGGATCTGCAAGGCGTTCGTTGAGATCAGTTGGTCACCAACGCCACCAGATTTCGTCCCGATTCAAACCATGAATCCAACCGAGATTGTGATTTCATGGCCCGTTGGATCAGTCCGTATTCCGAAATGCCTGCATGCAGCATATGAATTCAAAGGAACAACCGGAACCGAAAATCCAGACTGGGATTTTGCTGATTTCAAAAGAATCGTTCCAGCGACAAACTACGAGACTTGGCCAGAAAGCATTGTCGCTGACTTTGACGTGACACCATACAAGGGTGGATTCAGGACAAGAAAGATCACTGTATTCAGACCATATAACTCTGTTCTCCAGTTCTAAATGCCTTTCCCTGATCTCAGTCACCTTCTTGATCCAGATCAAGTTCCGGATGGAATCCCCCAACCGGGACAATCCGCAGCGCAGCCATTCCGAGTACTTGCCGGGGACGGGATTGATGTTGCTCAGTCCGGTGCTGAAGTAATCATCTCGCTTTCCAGTGACGTGCGCGAGGATATTGAGAACGTCCAGTCGCAGCAGGTTGATCCAGAGGATCCACTCCAGTACATGTCGTTCAGGATTGCGTACAGTGCTGGTGCCTCGCTGGTCAATACAGGGTACATCTTTCACATGCACTGGGATCCAGATGCCAGAAAGTGGCTGGCGAAGGAGACTGAAGTAAACCAAGGTCTGATTGAGGCAGAGGCCCCGTTTTACATCTTTGCGGAGATTCCGATGAAGCAGTACACGGCTCTGACGGAAGTTCCAAACTATGAGGTCAAAAGCACCGTCTCGATTGAGGGTGTGAATTATGAATCAACCATCAGCATAAAGACCGACTGGACTGGTATTGATGAGGATAAACTCCTTGATACATCAATCACGCCGCAGAGCATTTTCAAGATGTCGGTCACGTCACCGGAGAACACGTTTTGGCCTGATGACGGGAAGTTCAGATTCGTGCTTGGGTTCGTTGATCCTGATGGAAACGTACAGCAAACCCACATCGGTGGATTCACTCTGCCGCAGGCGTATTCACCAAACATCATAGCCTGGACCCTGACGTAATGGCGGCACCAATAATCAAAGCAGGATCAGGGATTCAGTTCATGCAAGGCGAACTGGTGTCCATGCTGTCGATTGATCCTCTGTTCGCCGCAATCATCCGCAGGAGTACGCCGTCTGTGGTTGAGCCGATCCAGTACAACATCGACTTCAATATTGAGGTTCAGGTTGTTGACGACAAAGATGTCATCGTCTGCTCGGCTGGAAACATTCAAGGGCTTGGCGATCCAGCAATTAATGTCTTCCGCAACACATTCGGCACTTCGTTTCGTGATCTTGAAAGCGAAACTGACGGTGTGATTTACATTGAGATGCCAATGGTTGAGCTTTGGCCGGATACGGAATCTGCTGCTGTTGGTCTTGTTGATATCTCAACCGTCCCTTACAACAACTCACTGAGAATCAGTTCTGCAAGGTTTTACCCGGTTCGCGACTCTGCGCTTTTCAAGATTGCTGCTGTCTTCCCGGAGCCAGACCCGGAGAAGTTCAGGGTGAGGGTGGCTGAGTATTCTGTTGATGAGAATGGATTCATTTCCATCAGGCTTCTGAAGTTTGGATCTATTGTAATCCCGAATGCAATCTACCTGCCGGGATCGTTTCCGGGAACTGATCTCTCGGGAGCAACAGTGTCATTCCGACCAGTATAAGCACTTGCATGAGAAACCACGGAATGTAACCTCCCAAAGATGAGAACCGTAGCGCAGATCAACTCAGTCCTCTCCACATATCTCCCTGTGGCAGACGGTCACTCTGCCGCTACAAGCATCCTGCCGATGCTCAATCAGGTTCTCCCGAGGCTTTACAACATGGGGAACTGGAGGGCATTGCAGCAGGAAGTTGAGCTTGATGTCTCTGCCGGGTACATCTGTCTGCCGGAAGACTACGAATCCCTGCTGTCGGTGAGGATCAATGACATCCCGGCTGAGATCAGAGGGCAGCACTACGAGTACCAGACAACTGGTCCTGGGTTTCTTGAGCGTCCTGTTTCTTTCTTCTTCGGTCTGACCGATGAAGGATTCATTCCGACAATGTCAGATCTTCCGATCACCGGACTGGACGAAATGATCTTCACGCTGATCAATGGAACCTGGGATTCATCCGATTCAATCAGGGTCGAGTACGTCACTGAGGACGGAAGATTCGTCTGGACTCCGACGCTCACCGGGCTTTCAACAATCACGCTTACCCCGGCGGAACCAATCCTTTCGGTTCAGAGTATCCAGTACACATCAATGCCAAACCGGGTGACGGTCAAGGATTCCGATGACTACCTGTATGCCGTACTGATGGCTGGCGACGGTGTCACCGAATACCGCAGATACTCAGTTCCTCAAGTTCCGGACGATGCCACCGGGGAGTGGACAATCAGCGGAATCGCAAAACAGAAGTTCCGGCAACTCACGTCCAACACCGACATCGTCTACCTAGACAACACGACCGTCCTCAAGCATGCGTTCCTCGGGATTACTGCCGAAGATAACGCAGACCTCGACAGAGCCACATACCACTGGAGCCTCGTCGAACAGTCTCTCCAGAAGGAACTGTCGCAGTCTAGGGGTGGAGCCAAGGGGTATCCGCAGATTGAAATCTGGGGAGCGGGGAACAAACCAATCAATCCATACTTCTAAAAAACCATGGCTATCGGATCACTTTCAGAACCTGATCAACTCAGGGCATCCAGAGACTTTGCCCGTCAACGCCAGTCGCTGCTGACGCAAGGCTACCGTCAGGCGAAGCGGAAGGGCGACTACATGGGTGCGCTTGCCGTCACTGAGCTTGGCAGAAAAGCCGGACTCAAGATCGGAGGGACAGTCCGAGCCGAGGATGTCGCTGCCGCCGGGGAACGGGATTACGAGCAAGGTTTCGAGAAACTCGGACAGACGCCTCCTCCTGTCAGCGGTCTTGATGCTTACAAGGCAATGCAACCGCAGGCTCGTATGGCACAGCAGGGAGGTAATCAGGCGACTACAGCAGCAACGCAAGCGGCGAAGCCAGCAATGCCGTCCCAGTCTGACATCACGCAGCAGTTCCGTGATCGGTACAAGGATGCCGAAACGGATGAAGACCGCATGGGGATCGTGTCGGAAGCAAGGGGTGCAGGCGTTCCGCTTTCTAAGTACGGCAAAGACATGCTCGCCAGCAGGCAGCAGGTACTGACTCCTCCTTCTCCGAAGCTGACCGAGAATGTTGGTGGAAAGATCAAGTTCACAGAGGCTGGCAAGAAATACTATCAGGGCCTCAAGCAGAACCTACCAGAGAGTTCCGTGAACATGCTTGCCGAGAGCAAGCAAATCAGGGACCGAAACGAGAGGCTTCGCAAGATCGGGAACCCAGAGGCAGACTATCGGACGCAAATAAAAAATGAAGCTGACATTGCGAAGATCGAAAGCCAGTTTGCACGAGATGTTTCAAATCAACAATTCAAATACGACCAGTCTTCATTTAGGGGATTTGGCGTTCCGAGGCTTGAGGCTGAACAGGCAAGGATCAAAAGCAAACTAGGAGAAAACCTGCGAGACCAGGTTGATCTTGAGGCGAAAGACAGTTCTTTTGATATTTTTGATCGGATGGTTGGAGTTCCTAAACCAGCAACGCAGCTTGCCGCAGAAAGACCGGATCTGGTTGCTCCACCAAGAATTTCTCCACCGAGACCCACTGTAGCCAGTGAGGGTACATACATCCCAACGCCTGGTCCGTATCAGCTTGGCCGGAAAGCAAGGATTGAGAAAGAGAAGGAAGTCAATCCAGACGAAGAGAAGTACCTCAAAGGCAAGGCTGAATACGACAAGCGTCAAAAAGCAATGCGAGAACGCCAGCAGAAACTTGTCGTCGGATTCTAAAAGGTAAGCATCAAGACAATGGCACCTCCTCCAAACAATATCCAGAAAGCCAGAGCAAGCCTCTACGGTGAGCCTGCGCCTTCTTCGTACTTCCAGTCAACCATCCCAGTTGGCGCGGCCCGCAATGCATTCGGAGGATCAATCAGTCCTCAGTATGCCGCAGAGTTGAAGATGGACACTGCGAAGTACAGGTCCGAGTACGACGACATACAGACACGGATGGCGCAGAATGAAATGGAGCGGGCAAGAGCGGCAAGCGCTGGCAGGATTCTTCCGTTCTCCGAGGCGGCGGCTATCGCTCAGGCTCAACTGAATGCAGAGCAGTATGGTGCCAGTCGTGGTCTCGTTCCTCTTCAGACGCAATCCTCTGCGAGCGCATTAAAGCTGGAGGGAGCGCAGGCAGAAGCCAGCATGGCGGATCTTCCGGCAAGGATGGAAGCAGAGCAGCAGCAGCGGATCCGTGACCAGCAGCGGTACGAGTCAGGTGTTGACTCAAATTTCATGGCAAGGCTCGGTGACAACCCAGCCGCCATGTCTGTGTTTCAGGCGTATCAGGACGGTGGTCCTCAGTCTGCAATGCTCACGCCGGAAGGAAGGCGCAAGCAGGCAATGATGAACGCCCTGAGCGTTTCGCAGTCGGCTCCGTACATTGAAGCTCTGGACTGGATGTCTCAGTCGAAGCCCGGTATCCGGGAGCAGTTCGTCGAACAGATCGCTGACCCGGCTACAGGTCTTCCGATTGCTGAACGGCTCAAGCAGAACCTGACTCCTGCCCAGCGGGCGCAAATGGCATCCGCGTTCAGTCAGTACAAAAGTCAGCGCACAAGGTTTGCCGAAGAGAAGGAGCAGCGGATTGCGAAGAGTCAGCAGGACGCAGAAAAGCTGCGTGCATTCTACAGGTTCTACGAAGATGCCTCCAACAGGTACAAGGATGACCAGGACCCAGAGGCGAAGAAGGAGATGGACATGTACAAGAAGCGCATTGAATCCATGATCGGTGACGGAGGATCCGGCGGAATGCCTTCCGGTGGTGGTGCCGAAGACTCGTTCTGATCAATTCATACTTGATCTATTCCTACTCTGACGGTAAGCCGTGAGGCATGGAATCGATTGATGGAACTGGTCTTCCTTCCCAACCGCAGACGCAGCCGCAGGCTCCAAAGAAGTGGAGCGAGATTGAACAGGAGAGCCTGATCTACTCGCTTCCGCCTGAGCAGCGGATGCCGATCTTCGACCAGTGGGTCAAGGACACCCAGAACTATCAGCTTCAGGCTGGAGGATTCGACAATCCGGAGTCCTTTCAGAAGTTCAAACTCAAGGAACTTCAGACCCGTCGCCGCCTCTCTTCCGAGATCGGTGCCGATCCGACTCCCGAGGAAGTCAATGCTGACTACGACAACTACGTCAACATCATCAGCAGCGAGCAGCAGAGGCTTGCTGCGAAGGCACCGGATGAGAAGGCGTACAAGGATGTCATCGACGGAAACCGTGGCGCTGCCTTCGTGGGTGGTCAGATTGTATTCAATCCAAAGGTCACCAAGGATCCTACCGCTTATCGTAAAGCACTTGCAGAATCGGATGCTCCTGATGACATCAAGCTGATCTACGCCGGGAAGCGTGACGAGGAGGACAAGAAGTCTGTCGTCACAAGACGCAATGAACTTGCATCAAGGGTCATCACTCCGAAGGTTGCCGACAAGGTTGTCTCTGCAATCCAAGAAGGGAACGAGATCCTCGGCTTTGATGTCGGCACTCCTCAGTCACCTGCCATCGTCAAGGACAAGGCTGGAACATGGTCTGTGGTTGATCCTGATTATGTGAACTGGGATGAATCCATTGTCGGTGGAATTGCCACCAAGGTTCTCCCTGCTGCCAATGCCCAGTACAAACCGATGCCGGAACTCAACGAGTTCCAGAAGAAGTACGGACTGACGGACGAAGAGATCCAGACCGACTACCTTGAAGCGCTCAAGCGAAGCGCACCGACATCCATTTCCCGCTGGGTCACCAATGCTGACTCGCTGGAGGACTACGTCCCCGTTCTCAACTCCAAAGTCAGGGTTCTTGATCCTGACGTAAAGCCGAAGGTCTTCGTGCCGAATGCGGATCTTGCCTTCGACAAGGAGGCTTACGATGCCGTCGTGGACAAGGCGAAGGCTCCGGATGAAGCAAAGGCTCTCGCCAAGGAAACCAGAACACAGATCGCTGAATCCATTGCGGCTCCGACATTCGACCTTCTCCTCCGCAACCGAGACGACTTTGCCCCGTATGCCAAGGACGCAAAGGATCCCCAGGCGAAGGTCGCTGCTGTGTCCAGGTACTACAAGGACAAGAAGGATCAGGCGTGGTACAATGACATCGGTGAGTTCTTCAGCCAGGGCATCGGCGGAATCGGGACCGGACTGACCAGACTGGTGAATCTTGCGAACGTGGTGCCTGCAATGTTTGGAGACGTGGAAGCTGCTGAACGTGCTGCCGCAGTCCAGAAAGCCGAAAACGAAAAGGCGCAGGCCGCTGAGATGGTTGGCAGCAGGATGGGTGCGCCAACTACCATCAAGCTGACCCGTGACGTTGCTGCCGTCCTTCCGGATCTCGCGGCTCAGATTGTGATCTCGATGGCTACCGGAGGTCTCGGTGCTTCCGCTGCTGCCGGATCTCTTGCAGCCAGGACCGGGGTTTCATACACCGCTGCCCGTGGAGCGATCAGTGCTGCCATGGCAAACGCCGAACGAGGTGCCGTCAGGGCTGCGGTTTCAAGGATCCCCAGCATCGCCGCTGGTTCCGTGGATGATCTTGCTGACGCAGCGATTGCTACGGCAAAGCAGATGTCGTCGAAGAATCCTCTCAAGGGAGGACTTGGTCTTCAGCAGGCAGTTTCTGCCGCCACTGCCGGGATGAGCAGCATGGGAGGAACATTCCCCGAGGTGTACAGCCAGCTTCGGAATGAAGGCATGGCTCCAGCAAAAGCGCTGGATGCAGCAAGGAATGCTGCCGCAATCTCCGGTGCCATCACCGGGTTGATCACATACGGATTCTCTGCCGCTGGTGCTGGTGGTGCCGAAGACATTGGCACGATGAGCCAGCGCAAGGCCGGGGACTTTACTGTTCGCGACTTGGTTGCTGCCGGACTTCCTGATGTACTCAGATCTGAATACGGAAAGCAGGCAGTCATCAAAACTGCGAGGGGAATCCTCGGAAAGGCTGGATCGGAAGGATTGGAAGAAGGCCTTGATCAGTTCATCGGCGGAATTTCCCAGTACCTCACTAACCCGTCAGCAGAAGCGCAGGACAAAAAGGTTTCGGACATCATCCAGGAGTCGCTCTACGCTGGCGCACTTGGATTCATTGTCGGTGGTGGTGCTGCTGTCGGTGGACAGATCAGGCAGACTGCCGGGGGTCTTACTGCCGCTCAGATTGAAGCGGAGATGGCTGGACTCACTGGTGCGCCACCCGCGCCACCTGCACCTGCAACGCCGCCGCCACCAGTTGCTCCTGCTGCCGCACCTCCTGCTGCTGGTTCAACTCCACCTGCGCCTGCCGCTCCCGGTGCTGCTGCCGTTCCGCCAAGCCCAGCGCCACCACCAGCAGGTGCCGCCACTGTTGTCTCGCCAACCGGAACGACGACGGTATCCACTGCCGCGCCAAGTACCGTTGTGTCGGCTCAACCTCCGGGTGCAACAAGGCTTGCCACTCGTCTCGCGTCTCAGTTTGGAGTGGACATCACAACCGTCACTCCGTCCGGGGCAAACAACACCGTCACGCCGAATGACATCCGTAATGCTGCTCGGCAAAAGCAATTGGCAGAGGCAGAACAGAATGGCGTTGCGCCTCCTGAAGAACTTCCGCTTCCTCCACCTCCACCGAATCCGCTGCTCAGTGAAGCTGTCGGCATGCAGATTCAGTACGAAGGCTACGAAGGCACGCTGATTGATGACGAAGGCAGGCCCGCCTTGCAGACACCGGATGGAACGGTCATTGACATTCCGGCCACGTTTCTTGCTGACGAGGCAGTGAATGCCCTCGGCATTACAGTCACCGGAGATGCAGCGCAGGATAGAGCAGAAGTGCTTCGCATGTACGGCGAAACGGAAGGCGAGGCATTGCAGATTATCTTTGGCGGCATCACGACGGACACTGATTCCGTTGTCGATATGGCTGAACTCGGCGTCTCACTGCTGCAACGCAAGGGACGCAAGACAATCAGGGTGCAGAACACACCAGAGTTCGCACGCATGGCGAGGGGAATCACGGACGAACAGATCCTCCTTGCCGAAGAGCAGATCACTCAGGCAATTGAAACCACTAGAACCCAGACGGGAATCCCAGATGACCTCAAACAGAAAATCACAGCCAAACTTGAGGGAGACCTCAACATCCTCTCCCTCTTCATCGAGTCCCGCGACTCTTGGCAGAACGGACTCGTTCCTCGCGACATTGGCGTACCTTCGGAAACAAGGCAAGCCACAGCCGCAAGCCAAGCCCCAGCCCAGCAGACAAACCCCGCCGCAGTAAACGCAGCGTCAGTTGCTGCTGCCGTATCACAAGTTCCCGGCGCATCAATCACTGGTGCCGCGCTCCAACAGGCAGCGAATACTGCTCCTCCGGTTCCTGTTGAGGTACCTCCTGCTCCTGCTCAACAGCCAGTTGAAGCTGCTCCCGCTGCGACACCTGCCGCCCCGACCGTGGTCGAAGAGCCTGCTGCGGAAGCGAAGGCAGTCACCCGCGATGCGACGAAGCCGGAACAGATGACGAAAGATGAACTTTCGGCATTCAGAAAATCTGAGGCAATAAAAACAGCTAAAGATGATCTTTCAAAAGCAAAAGACGGAACAGATAATCCGTATGCGTTTGGATTCAAAAGCAAAGCGGCGCTAGTAAGGGCAAGAGAAGATGCTTTACAAAAAGCAACATCGGAAGATCAAGACCCTGATGTTTTCGGAACTGTCATTGAGGCGGCAAATCAAAAGCGCCCAATATTTGCCGGATTGATTGACTCTCTGAGTGATGTAGACCGGACAATTTCTCCCGGTCCAATGGGAGAACCAGGCGGTGTTGTGCGATCTGCAAGGAAGCAATTGATCGACAGTATTGAAGAAAAAGGATACGTCAAAGAAGGTGACCTGTATGTTTTCAAAGGAGAAAGCGAAACCGCTTCCGTAAAAGCAACAGAAGAGCCTGCCGTGGAAGCTCCGGTTGAAGCGACCGTGGAAACCAAACCAACAGAAGCACCAGTCGCTCCGGTTGAAGCTGCTACTGAACCTGTAGTCGAGCCTGCCGCTCCGAAGGAAGAAGCCCCAGCCACTGCCCCGAAGGCAGAGGCACCAGTCGAAGAGCCGAAGGCGGCGGTTGATATTGAGTTCGTAGAGGGAGACGCAGCGGAAGACGCTGATATTGTCTTTATGGTTTACAGCGCAAATAACTATTACACCCTTTGGTTCAAGCAGAAATCCAAGGACAAGACAGCAAGACCAGTTTATGTAAAGAACCTACCATCAAACGAGAAGGATGCTTTCTCTGAAGCAAAGCAATACGCATCAAAAATTGCATCAACAGGCAAAATTCCGCAGGCTTTTGTCGGGAAAATTGATGTATACAAATTCAATACTGTCGGTCTCATCGACAAAGTTGTTGAAAGAGAAAAGCTCTCAACTCCAGTTTCACGGAATCTTGGTGATTCAGAAATCAGGTACGGCGAGTACGCTGGCAAAACAATCAATCAACTTTTGTCCGGCGAAGAAAAGGAATTCGATTACGTTTTTTCCAATCTGATCAAAACCAACTTCTTTTCCAGCTACATTGCATCTCTGCCTGAGTTTGAGATCTTCAAGCAGAAACAAAAAGAGAAAGCCAAGCAAGTAGTCACAAGCGAAAGCAAGGCGGCTCTCAAAAAAGTTGGATTGAATGTATCAATCAACGAGGAAAGCGGGGAGATTCAGATCTCAGGCAAGACATTCGCATGGAGAGAAAAGCTCTCTTCCGTAAAAGGAAAATTCAACTATGAAGACAAATTCTACTCAGTCACCCCAGAAGGATACAGACAACTTGCAGAAGAGATTGGAGGAATTAAGGTTTCTGATGGCGGATACGAGCGAGGCATCCCGGCTTATGTCACAGATGAAAGATATCGAAGACTTCGCAGAGAACGAGAACAGGATCCTGACAGAAGCGGACTACCTTCCGCTCCTGGACAGTATGTCTCGGTAGGAACACAAGATCTTCTCCGCAAAGGAGAGGAGTCCGGAATGCCTTCGTTTGTTATTGAGGAACAGATTGAAGATGTTGCCTTGATCAAAAGGGCATACACCGAAGGCAAACCTTTGTTCCTTCTTTCAAGCGAGCCGGGTTCAGGAAAAACCTACGTTCTTGGTGCAGCGATCAGGGAATTGATTGCCGCTGGCGCAAAGAAGATCAATTACATTACTCTTAACGAAAACCTGATTGAGCAAATCAAAGCGGATCTTGCTGAGTATGGAATTCAGGATGTTTCGTTCTACACATACGACAGCATCAAAAAGAAAGATGTTGGCGAAAGTGATGTTTTGATTTTTGATGAAGGTCACGCAATCAAGAATATCGGGAAAGGAACCGGGAGGGCAAAGAAAGGCGAGAACTTGATTCGCAGATCAAAGTTCACATTGGTTTCTTCCGCTACGCCATTTGAGAACCCGCTTGAGGTGGAGTATCTTGATGCGGCAGGTGTCTTTGATGACAAGAACGAATTCCCGGAGGGGTTTGATGACTTCGTCTTGGCTTTTGGTGGATACGTTTTTTCAGTGACTGACTCAAGAGGAAACACGGTAAGTAAACTGGAGTTTGCAAGAAGCAAAGGATCAAACGAGGATCTCATGCAGGCCCGCGAGTTCTTCAGAAAGCGAGGAATGCTTACTACAAGAAGAACCAAGCTCGACAGCAGCATGGTTGATGTTCAGCAAAAGAAAGTCCCTGCCGACAAATATTACGTTGATATTTTCAACGCCATCAACAAAGCCAAGGAAGACAAACAACTTACCGTTTACGCGAGGCAGTGGTTCGTCAACTTCCAGAAACGACTTCTTGAAGCGTCAAAGATTGACTCTGCGATAGGTGAGGCGAGGAACGCAATCGACGAAGGAAGATACCCAATCATTTTTGTAGAAACGAAACAAGCAAAGGATTTCGATATCGACAAACTCGTAAAAGATGAGTTTGAGTACCAAAGGACAGTCGCAAGAGCGAAGATGATGGATGACTCCCCTCCTCCTCGTTCAGCATTTGATCTTCCTCCTGAAGGTGTTGTTGATGTTTTTGAAGAGGCAGTAAAGTCCTTCAAGATCAAGAATATTTCAATTCCTTCAATCAACGACAAGATCATATCGGCTTTTGGGAAGGAAACTGTTGCGTTCTTTACTGGAGATTTCACGGACCTTCAGGCGAAGAAGAATCTTTCCGAGTGGAGGAAGGGAACCAAGAAGCTGCTCGTCGCCACAATGGCAAAGGGTGGAACTGGTCTCTCATTGCATGACAAATCCGGTGATCATCCAACAACGCAGATCAATGTAAATCTTCCATGGTCGGCAACTCAATTCACACAGGTGGCCCAAAGATCCGCTAGGTACGGATTGAGATCGAAAGCCAAAATGATGTGGCTTTTCACCGACGAGATCGATTTCGACAGGAAGCTCGCAAATCTTGTTGGTGGAAGAATTCAAAGCATGAGCGCTTTGGTTGGCGGAAAAGAAAGCAAGATCGGAGAGACTCTTGAAGAGTGGAATATTGCAGACACGACTGACTCTGAGCGCAAGGACGTTAAGCCGACAGAGAAGCCAGCAGAGACAGCAGATGGATCGCCGGATCCAAATGCCACCGATGATCTGAGTGTTTCGCGAAGCACTGGTCTTCCGTACACTCCCGGAGAAGCACGCAAGGCAGGTGTCACCCGAATCGCCAGCGACCTTGGGTTGGTCAACGGGAACCAGGAATCTGTCTTCAGCGCTCTGGAGAAGATCTCTAAGTCCGGCAACCGCAGGCACAGGAAGGTAGCCAAGGATCTGCTCAAGGTTCTGCAAGGCACTGATGTGACCGTCCAGATGATCTCAGTGGATCCATCCAAGAACGGATGGTTCGACCCGGCAACCGGAACGGTCTACCTCAACCTCGATGGGCCGCATGAAACTGGCATCGTCGAGACGCTGCTGCATGAACTGGTTCACGCCGGAACCGAGAGGGCAATCAGCAATCCGGTCACCCCGGCGCAGAAAGCATTGGTGGATTCGCTCCAGAAGCAGATGGATTCCGCAAGGAAGGCGGCAGCGGATCTGATCAAGTCCAAGCTAGGCAAGGACGTGGATCTGACCAACTGGCGAGGACTGGTCAATGCGGCGAGGATGCTCAATGACTACGACTTCTTCGACGTGGTCTACGGTCTCTCCAGCCTGAGCGAGTTCGCAACCCATGCGACCACCAGCAAGGCGTTCCAGAAGTTCCTGAGCGGAGTCGGCAAGGATGGCAAACCGCTGGGTCTGTTTGATCGCTTTGTCCGTGTGATTGCCAAGTACTTCACCGGGCAAACAGACATTGCCACTGATGTCTACAACGACATCATCAGCCTCATTGGATCTGCCGACAAGGGATCGGTGCGGATGCCGAACATCAACCGTGAGAAGTTTGGCGGGTTGGTTGGAAAGCCTGCGTCCGAATCCAGAGGTGTCACTCCTCAGATGGATGCGGAGTATATGTCCGCCGTTGAAGGCGGCGACACCAAGACCGCACAGAGATTGGTGGATCAGGCTGCGAAGGCGGCTGGGTATAATGGTGATCTTTGGCATGGAACAAAATCTGAAAAAATAGGTGAGCTTTCCTTTGATGAATCAAATGAAGGATTTCATATCGGAACCAAAAAGGCCGCCGCAGAAAGACTGAAGTACATAAATAAAACGCTTCCAGAAATGCGGCAGTCTAAGGATAACCTAATCAAAGTTTCAATAAAAGGAAACTACTTGACTGTTCCTGATGTCGGATACGGATATCTTGTTGACTGGATTGGAGCCGCTCAGGATGCGTTGCCAGTTGAAGGCCAGGAGATTGATGATCCATTCGATGTTACGCAGGAGCAATTCACTGAGTGGCTCATGAAGAATGGGTACTCTGGGTTGAGATATGTAAACGAAATAGAAAATGCAGGAAGTACTAGTTATGCTGTATTTGATTTTGGTAGCGTGAAATCAACTGAGCCGATCATTAAGGACGACGCTGGTAACGTCATCCCGCTCTCCCAGCGCTTCAATCCTCAGTCTCCAGATATTCGCTTCTCCGAATCCAGAGGCATCATTGACCAGCAGCTTGCGCTCTACGCTCCGGACCTCAAGGTCTTCGTCGAGCCTGGGGTCAAAGATCCGATTGCGTACAATGGCATCGGCCTTGTGATCAACGAGGAAGCGGTCAGCGAGATGGACGAAGACGACGTGCGCCTCCAGACCCAGCGTGCCGCTCTTGCGTCGAGGTTTGCCGCTGACAACCCGCTGGCTGCGGATGTGATCCAGAAGCCTGACCTGCTGTTCCCTGCGCTCATGGGTGATTCTGTGCGTGCTGGAGTGGCGAGATCGCTGATGGATGCCAGTCGCTTTGCTGCCGACAATGGGATGCAGCCTCTTGCGATGGATCTTGGGACCAAGGCTGATGCCTTTGGAGCCACCGGGATCATGCTGTCCGAGGCGAGAGGAGTGCCACCTGATGGAGTCAGAAGGTTTGATCTTGTGGATGCTGTCCGCGCAGCAAAGGCTGGCGAAGCGTCCACTCCATTTGTTGCCCTGAACGAGGCGATCAACGCAAACACCGAACTCACGCGACGGATCAGGGCTGAGAGTGAGCGGAGGAAAGCACCATACGCCAGAGGCAAAGGAGCGATCCTCCAGCAGATCATCACAGCAGGTAATTCCGGGCGTCTTCCAAAAGAGGCAATCAAGCCAATCACCGACTTTGTGAACTCGGTATCGGAGAAGGCTCTGGAGGATACGAGAATCTCACTGTCCGTAAAGCCAAAGAGCAGCACATTCGATTTCACGGAGTCCCTTGTGACTTTGGCTCTGAACGGTCTCGGTTCTTCTCCGAATGAGATTGACCGGACTGCTGTTCATGAATTCTGGCATGGTCTCTCCCGCTTTATTCCCGATGAGGAAATCGAGAAGATGCGCGTTGATTACGTCAAGTTCGTCAAGAAATACATCGCCAAGAATCCGTGGTTCGTTCCGTTCATTGGAAGGACGCACTTGAATGAGGATCAGTACGACGATTTCTCCAGGATGCTGTCCAAAGAGGAGATGGACTCAATCCCGTGGAAAGAATGGGAGACTCTTGATAACGGGAAGCGGGTGCGCGGAATCAAGTGGGACAAGGAGAACTACCGTCTCTTCCGCCTTGATGAGTGGGTGGTTGAAACCATGGCGGATCTGGTGCGCCGAAAGCAGGAAAGACCAACGACTGTCCTTGGTAAGATGGCTCGCCTGATCCGGGACTTCATTGACACGCTGAAGCAGGCTCTCGGTGATCCGTACCTGCGTGCGCTGGATGCGATGACCATTCCGGACGAGGCGTTCAATGCCGTTATCGAAAGGGATGGTCCAATTGAAAACAATCCTCCCGTGATGTACGGAGGCGTAGCCGAAGGGATGAACAATCAGTTCGTCCTCGGAATGTACGCTGGCGAGAAGTCGCTGGAGAATATGCCAGAAGAACGCAGGGCGTTCATGCAGGATTCCCTGAATTCAGCAAGAGCAATGGCTGCGGCTGGCAAGACAAGCGAGGAGATCCGTGCTGTGACCGGATGGTTCCCCGGAAAGTACGACGGCAAGATGCGGTGGGAAGTGCCGGATAATGAAGCGGAACTTAGGCTTTCTGAATACAGACAGAAAAGAAAGGACGGAAGCTCACAGGAGGATATTGTCCGTGAATTTTTTCAGGCAAAACAGCAATCCGCAATGGAGCTTGCATTAAAAAAAGCATACAATCTTAAAGGCAAAGACTTGATTGATTTTAGCCGTAGGTTTGATTCTGAAAAGAAAAAAGAAAATCTCGGGGTTTATTCGTTTTATCTAAATGAGGAGAATAGAAGCCGAGGAAGAATTCCTCTCAGCTATATTCTTAAGCATGATCAATTGTTTGATCTGTACCCAGAACTTAGGTTTATGCCAGTGTCGTTTAATGCAGACGACATGGAGGCAAGTCCATTTGCCATTGGCGCATTCAACAGTAGTTTTAATGGAATTTCACTAAATCCAATATATGCTTTTGAAAATGAACAGGATGCTTTATCGACTGTTCTACATGAAATTCAGCACGCAATTCAAAAAACGGAGGATTTCGCAAAAGGAGCATCTCCGGATTCATATTTGTTTGCTGATGTTGCATATAAGGATTGGCTTCTCAGGGCAGAGCTTGTCCAGCTTTCAGATGAAATGAACAAGCCGCTATCTGAGGCTGTTGAAATGTATAAACCATTCCCTCAAGATTACGAATCATTGCAATCAGCACTCAAGGCTTATAATTCAGATAATGATTTCAAGGATTCCGTTTCAGTAAATATTAAATACTGGAAACCAAGGGGTTCTGTAAACATGTTTGATGCGTACACAAACACCGCAGGCGAAATCGAAGCCCGTGATGTTCAGGCAAGGCAAGCATTGACACCCGAGCAGCGTGCCGCTGTTGCACCATACAGCAGCGAGAACATCGCTCCGGAAGATGCGATTGTCAGCTACTCAACCGCCAGAGGCTACACCCCGGCACCCGGCACATATGTTGCGGTCCCATCCAGCGGATGGATGGCGGCGACCGGATGGATTGCGTCGAAGTTCAGATCCAGAGGCAACCTCACTCAGGCTGGGCTTGAGGTCACGATCATGAACGAGCAGGAGAAGAAGGCGGCAGCAAACGCGGCACGCTTCCTTGGCAATAATCTCGGCAAGCAGATTGAGAAGGTCTTCGGAAGGACCGAGAAGGACACCAAGAACTTCCGGGTGTTCACGACTGATGCCAGCGGCAAGCCCTCGTTTACCAGACCGTATGCGTCTCGGGCCGAGGCCGATGCCTTTGCTGCGAAGATGGGGTACACCGACTTCATGGTAGCCACCCCGGAGGAACTGATGAACATCGCCCTCGGGAACAGCATGCCGTCGCTGACTCCGAAGCAGGAGGAGGAGCTTGAAGCTATTCGCGAGCGCGGGATTGCTGCCGTTCAGGCGAAGACCGACAAGCTCACCGAGCAGTACCTCCGCGATAACGCTGCCCTGATTGAGAAGATTCGCAAGTCCGGCGGAACTGCTGCGGAACTCGACAAGCTCAAGGACAATCGTGAGATCTTCCAGAAGGAGATGCTCAAGTACAACGATTCCCTGAAGGCTCTCTTTGAGGAAAAGTACAAGGAAGTGAACCGCAAGTTCATGCTGGAGAACAAGGAGAAGTTCCTTTCGCTTCAGGCGAACGCCAAGATGTTCCTGCCGGATTCCATCCTCAATGAAATCGAAGAAGCCAGGGCGGCTATCGACGGCAGGTCCAGGGAGATTGCCGGGATCGACTACCTGATGAAGGACGGCATGATGCGGATCGTGTTCTCAGCACAGGAGGGAATCTACGTCACCCGTGCATACGAGGCGTTTGAGGCGAAGAATCGTGAGGACTACGTTAACTTCCTGAACGAAGCGTACCGCTCCACGGTCGAAGGCGAGATGGTTGGCGGTAAACCGCTGAAGTACCGCGAGGTTGCGCGTGAGCGGATCACTCCGCTGGTGAACGTCCTCACCGGGAAGATCATTGAGAAGCGGGCAAAGGACATCATTGCGGAGCAGAATGCTGACATGGTCAGCGATCTCCGTGATGAGATGAGGATCATGGATGAGAAGTCCATGTACAAGAAGGACAGGAAGGACAAGGAGATGGACATGTACTTGTACCTGAGCGACGAGTACATTCTGGTCAGGGCAAAGAATGAAGTGAAGCGCAGGCGGGCGCAGTACCGCAGGGAGTTCATCCGAGGGATTGCCAACTACCTCGTCAGTAATCCCGCCCTTCTCAGCCTTCCTGCTGGTGCAGGGAAGAAGGAGATCCGTGCTGCTGCCATGAAGATGGGGCGGGATGCCTACAATGACCCTGATTCGTTTGATAAACTGATCACCGACTCCGCAATCGACCGGATCAAGCTGCTGAAGTACAAGCTGATGCCGCTGGGTGATGCGCTCATTCAGGCTCAGAATGAATACCAGATTGCCGAGAAACTCCGGAGGGCTGGCAAGCCGGACACATCTGGAATCAAATGGCGCACGTCCATCGGGAACAATCAGAAGCAGAGCTTCATTGAAGCGCTCAACTCGGACTTCCAGAAGAACCTGGACTTCATCCTCGGTGCGCCAGTCAGCGGATCCGGCGGCAAGGGAGTAGCCGATAGCTGGCAGAAGCTGAACGATGAGATCCTGATGCATCGCGACAACATTCCGGCGTACATGCGGAAGTTTTGGGGAGAGACTGAGTCTCCGATTCAGCGGATCACCCAGACGATCACGAAGCAGGCATCGCTGATTGCCGACTCGGTGTTCCGCGAAAGGATCGCCAGCCTCGGACTGGAAGAGGGGTGGGCCGTGAAGAAGGAGGACTACGACAGTAACCCAAACAAGTACCCAGGCTACAAGCGAATCATCGAGGGCGACGAAGGCTACGAGGACAATCCTCTGGCTGACCTCTACGTTGACGGCAACATCTACAACTCGCTGGAGATCCGCAGGTCCGGCAATCAACCATCCAACGATGCATTCAAGTTCATCGGATACTGGGTTGGTGCTGCTCTCTGGAATGCGACATCCGGTTTGATGCGTGGTGCTGTCCGGAACCTTGCGTCCTTCCCGGCATGGGGAATGAACTCTGGTCAGAACCTTGCCAACCCGATCACCATGGCGCGTGTGATGTCCAACTTCGGTATCGCATCCGGAGCAATCGCTGAACACCTTGCCACCGTGCCAAGAGTGAAGGGTGGAACCGAAGGCGAATTTGTCGGTTTGAGGTGGAGCAAGAACCTGATCGGCACTGCGCTTCAGGCATACTCATTCACTGGTCCTGGGTCGAAGATCTTCGGAGGAATCTCCGGTATCCTCGGATCAATCTCCAATGTGACTGGCAGGGCGGAAAAGGAATCAGACCGCAAGGCGTTCCAGGATCTGTACACCAGGGCAGTCAATGTCGGTGTTGCTGACAACAACATTGAACGGAACGACATGGCAAGACTCCTCGGGTACGAGGACGAACTCACCCGCAGACCAATCACTGGAGGCAAACTTGCCCGCTTCCTGCCATCGTGGATGCGCCCTGATGACATGCAGGGTGCATTGGATTACCTCGTACAGACAGCCAAGTCCACGGCAGGGAACCGTACCGAGTACTACTCATCGATGGACTCGCTGACCAAGATCACGTTCTGGCTCAGTGAGATGGAGGAGCAGGCGAAGATCCACGCCAAGGACAAGGCTCAGTTCAATGAGTGGCGCGGAGAGAACGGCATGTTCCAGAACCTTCCGAAGGAGCTTCAGATCAAGGCCGCGAACAACATCAATGACACCATCCAGTCTGACTCTCGGGTTCTGGAAGGCGTGAACCAGTTCCGTAAAGCCGGATGGGGTAAGATCCTCTCTCCGTTCCTTGCGTCGAAGACCGAATTCATCCGCACTGCCCAGAATTCCTACCGGATTGCGCTGGATGAAATGAAGAACGGTGTGAACAAGAAGGAGAAAGCCAGGGGCGCAAGGCGTCTGGTTGCTGCGCTGACTGGTCACATCGGATACTCTGCTGTCGCATCGTTCCTTGCGGTCACCGTCATGCGGATGGTTGGTGGCGGGGACGATGAGGAGAAGGAAGGCGTGACGCTCGACGGTTCGCAGATTGATTCGCTCCGGAAACTGCTGCCAGAGTGGGCGCAGAATAAGGTGCTGGCTGGACGAGCATACGCCAATGGCGAGATCGACTGGGCTGACGTTTCCTTCCAGCTTCCGTTTGGATGGATGAACGAAATCTTCATCTCCGGACAGAAGGCAATCGACAAGAGCAACGCGGAAGACATCCTCGCTGCCGAGGTCACGATGCAGATCGTGTCTGACTTCATCGGCAACTTTGCCTCCAGGCAGATTGCAGTTGAGGCTGCATCCAATGCTCTTTCTGGCTTCGACCGGATCCGGAACAAGACGATCTGGGAAAAGGACGACAGTGTCTACGTCAAGATCGCTAAGGGGATCAAGTACTACTTGAATTCCGCAGGGTATCCCGGTGACGTTCGTGATGCCATCAAGATGTACAAGGCTGCATACGGGATCGAGGAGAATGGCAGCAAGTACAAGATGGATGCAGTCCTCCTGTCCATGCTCACTGGTCAGAGCATCCGCACCCAGAAGATCGACGAGATGTACCTCTCTCAGATGCGGCAAGCCCAGGATGATCTGCGTATCGTGAACCGATCCCTCTACCAGTCGGCTCTCCGGGATGCCAACAACGTGGAGCCTGAAGATGTCGCAGCCGACACGAAACTCGCCATGACCCGCCACGCCGAAACCATGCGTGAACTCGGGCAGATGTTCTCCTCGGCAACAAGCCTGCTGGAGACTGGCGGCATGGCTCCAATGGATGCCAGAAAGAAGATCCTTGCGATCATGCGAAGCGAGAAGGTCAAACTCAGCCAGCGTGATGAGCGGGCAATCGCCAACCAGTACATCCCGCCATGGCGAGGATCAGATGTCACCGAGAGGGAAATCCGCAGGCTCGACCGCAAGCATAACGACGGTCGCTTTGAGGCTTACCTTGACGCGATCCGCAGGTAATTGTAATCCGGATTCATGACCACCATCGACATCACAAAAGATACGCCAGAGATGGCGATCATCAACGCAACCATCACTGCCGTGGCGCAGTACGTTGGAACCAAGCACCAGATCCCGCTGACCTCAGTGGTATCCGGCATGAGCATGGGGAACCATATCATCCCGGCAGTGCAGGTTTCTCTGGCTGCACACCAGGATCGCATGCTTCAAGCCGCCAAGGCTGCGTCTGACGCTGCTCAGTACATTGCGCCTCCGGTTACTCAGCCACCACCGCAGCCTGCTCCTGCGCCAATTCCTGCGCGTCCTGAGCCTGTTCAGGAACTTCCGCCGCATCCGGTGTATGGAATGGCTGGAGCCACACTGGTCACCACTGGCAGGCCGGAAGCTATCCCCTCGGCGTTCACCCCGGCACCGGAGTATTCGCCGCCACCCCCTGCTCCAGCGCAACCAGCGCCAGTTCCGGTCGCGGAAGAGCAGGCTCCCGCTCCAGCGAAGAAGCGTGGCAGACCGAAGAAGACAGCCTGAACCACCAGAAACACCAAAGGCAAACCCCCAGCCGACCGAGATGGTTGACTGGGGGTTTGTTGCTGAATCCGTGGATTGCGGACCATTCAGCGGTGATCCTATGAACAAACAGCACTGGGAACCAAATACAAAACCCAGCACATCTCGCAAGCTCTCACGGTTTACTTCTGTCCGACCATTCTTCTGACTTCTTCTTTCTCTTTTTCTTCTTACGCTTCTTCGCTGGTCCTGTCGAGAGATTTCTTTTCACTCTCGCACAGGCGCACCAGGGAACCAGTTTCACTGATTTGTCATCCAGCATTACCAGTCTGACCTCATGAGGTTCAGCAGGATACTGGACTTTGTCGGTGACTCCGAGCCTCCCGGATTCGCCATCAACAGCGACAAGGACATGAACCACGACCCCTGTGTCCGGTCGCCTGTCCATGCACCTTGCCAGTTCTTCTTTACGTCTCACGGGATGCAGCTTCCCCGGCGAGCGCAAAATACGCTGCACCGTCCTCGTAGTTGTCCGCCTTGAATTGACCCTGGCGGGACCGGACCATCTTCAGTATGCCCATGAACAACCATCCGTCTTCGTGGGTGAGGGAGTGTCCTGTCAGCGTATTGAACATATCAACAGTCTTTTCAATGGACCGCTCGCCATCTGGAGCGTCGTACTGTTCCGCCCGGTCCTTCATGTGACCAACGGCATTCTCAAGAATCTCAATTGCATTCATAGTTTTGATCAGAATTCGATTTCATCTTCATCGCCACGGCCCGGTGACCAGTCCCCGGAAGGCTGCGGACCACGGCTCTTTTGCGGAAGCGGTTTCTGGTGGCGCTGCTTCTGCTTCGGCGCACCAGTGTCGATGCGCCACGCTGTCAGATTGTTGTAGACCACTCCGGTATTTGCGTTCCGATGTCCGCGAACATTGAAGTGAACCGTGACTTCGTCCCCGGCTTCAAGGTTCTCAAGCTGCGACACACGGTCGCCAATCAACTCAAACCGAAGGGTCTGGTCGTACTTTCCGTCATTGAAGTCGATGACGAAGTCCTGCTTGGTGAGCTTTCCGAATTGCTTCTCAGGGTGAATCTCAGCGATCTTGCCGCTGACTTGGAATCCATTTGATGTAGCCATGTTGTTTTTTATGTGTGATCTTTTTTGGTTACGCGCACCACCTGCAAAATTCAATATCAAATGCTTTGAGTACGGCTTTGGCTTTTGCTGCCAATGATTTATCGGTGACGGCACAGAGATGTTTCACGAAATCCTTAAGCAATTCGTCCTCAAGAAAATGAGCCATCTCATCATCCACTTTACTTGATGCATATTGTTTGATTTCTTTGACGCGATTTCTGATTTCTTCAATGGTCATATTTTTATTTCAGGTGATCTTTGACGGTAGTAACCGCTCCATGCAGAGCAAGTTCAATATCCTTGAATGGTCTCTGTAGTTTTCTGTTTTCGTAGAACATGACGAAGAAGTCTTCGATGACTTCCATGTCCGAGGTGAATTCATCAATCACTTCTTTGTCCCACTGCTTATGCTTGCATGTGGGATCATTAAGGATTTTCTCGGCAATGGCGATGAATTCGTGAACTTCCATGGTATGTTACTGGCAGCTTTCGCAGTCTGGGTTGTCCATTGAGCAGGCAGGTCCAAGGGTGATGTCCCCGAAGTCGTCTTCGGGATCTGACTCAGGCTGATTATCGGTCTGTTGGTTTGGTTCCATCTTCTTTGTGGGTGATAACGAAAATCGGTTCGCCGTTCTCATCGGCCCGGTACTCGGCAATGCCATTGCGAATCAGGACGGCCCTGTAGTGCTTCAGTTGGTCGTTCTGGGGGCTTGTGGCTGTGCAGAGAAAACCACCAACAAAGCCAATACCAGAGAAAAACAATCCAATAAGAAACTTATCATTCATGGTCTTGATTTCTGTCCTTTCACTCGCTTCCCGCCCCACTGAGGCTGGCACTTGTACAGCTTCCGCATTTTACGGATCGCGTGATAGCCCCACTCAAGCTCCCCGAACTCAGGATCCTTGACCATCTCAGCGATCACTTCGTTGTGGGTCTTCTCGCCGCAGAGCAGCACGAACTTCTTCCGAAGATCCTCCCTGTGCTTGAGGTGATGACCGAGTGTGTCCTTGGTGAGTTCCATTGTTGCTGGTGGTTATGATTGATGTGGATTCAACGCAACATACGCAATCATGTACAAAGCGCCATGACTATTTGCGCCATGCCTTCTGGGGTTTCTCCTGCTTCCTCCTTGGCGGATCGTCGTCATCCTCGAAACGCTGGAGCGCACCATTCCGGCGGACTGCAACGCTGCGGTTGGATGCACCGAAGCGGTTCTTGAGGATCTTTATCCTCCCGGTATCGGCAGTCTCCTCGTTTCCGTCCTCGCTTTCGTGGACATCCATGTCGATCCGAAGGAACACCTGCGGAGCATCAAGGATTGCCCTCGCGTCACGGATCATGCCGTCGTCATTCAGTTGGACCGGAGCGATGAGCGTGCATCCCAGTTCCTTCCGCAACCTCTCTGCCGTCTCGGAGATTGTCTTGAGCATCTGATCCGCCCGCTCGCCGGAACGCTGGGCAACAGGCACAAGCTGAAGGTAGTCGATCACAATGAAGTCCAAGGGCTTCTTTCGGTGGAGGTTCCTGGCGTGGGAAGCAACGCCTTCCAGCGAGATGTACGGTGATTCGGTGTAGTGCAGATCCCATCTTCCGAGGGACTCAATGGCTTTCTGGATTCTGGTGAAGTCACCCTGTTCCCGCAGCGGGGTGCGGCCCATCACCTTGTCGAGAGGGATACCCGACTCCCGTGCCAGATCCCGCATCACGATCTGGATTGCTGACATCTCGTAGCCAACCACGAACCCGCGCCTTCCAGCGCACGATAGTCTGCCAGCCATCTGCATCGCCAGCAGAGTCTTCCCGTGTCCCTGCTTTCCTCCGATCAGGATGTACTCCCGACGGATCCCTCCAGCCAGCAATTCGTCCAGTCCTTTGATCCCGGTCGCGATGGCAGGATCAACGTCAGTCTCCACTCCCTGCTCGATGATGTCGATGTAGCGAAAGAGGACATCCTTGATTGGAATCAGGTTCGCGCTCCTGCTCTGGACGGTGGCGGTATCCAGTTCCCGGATCATTACTCCAACCTTTTCTCTCCAGTCATCCGGCCCATCGTAGGCGACAGCCTCCAGCCGGGACGCTATCTTTGCAACGCTACGGCGTCTGGATGCGCTCCTGACGGCTTCGCAGTATGATCGTACCGCAGACGGCGCAGACGCTGCTGTGGCGATTTCCGAGATGGTTCCCGCGCCCCCCACGGAATCCAGCTTCTGAGCGTCAATCAGGTGGGCCGTAAGCGAGACAGCATCCACCGGGTTTCCGTCAGCGTGGCGGGAGATGATCAGGTCGAACAGGTAGGCGCAGTGTCCGGTGACGAAGTCCGAGGACTTGATGATCTCAATCGCCTGGTCGATGGCGTACTCCGGTGCCTGCATCAGGCAGGAGATGACTGCTCTGTCCATTTCCTCCGACCCCGGAGGCTTCTTCAGTTCATGGTTCATTTATTGATGTTGTCAGAATGGTGCCTTGATCCGCTGACGCTTCTCGTTGATCTCCACCCTCATCGTGGCAGCGACAACCTCCGCGTAGTTGAGGCAGAAGAACGACGGGTCGTGAGCTTTCGTCAAGCACCCTGGGGCATACGGTTTCGTGGATGCCTGCATCGCATCGTGGTACGCATCAAGAAATTCATCGGCAGTCCCGTTCCACCCGGCAAGGAAACGCTGGAGGACTTTGGCGAACTTTGGCGAGAACGGAAATGGTTTGCCTGTGACGTGGGTGTACGGCTGGGCGATCTGGGAAGTGATCTCATGGTGCCGGGGATCCTTGGTCTCGACCGGAGCAGTTGCTGGTCTTGCTGGTTCCTTCCGTGGAACGGAAACCTTCGCCACCACCTCGGTATGTCCGTCAGGACCGAAGAGGAAATCTCCTTCCTCGGACTCCTTCCTCTTGTAGTTGTCTTTACTATTATCCTTATCCTTATCCTTACCTTTACTATTACTATTACTATTACGTTGAAGGACTCCTTCAGGGACTCCTTCAAGGACTCCTTCAAGGACTCCTTCAAGGACTCCTTCAAGGACTCCTTCAAGGACTCCTTTGGATTGCACCTTGGATTTCCCACGAAGAAGACCACCCTTCTTTCCGCCTTCCCGTTTAGCCTTAACGACTTGCTCGCTCTCAATCGGGTAGCGCCACACAATCAGGTCTCCATTCTCCCCCCAGGACCAGAGTGGGCATTGCTGGTCAACCTCGGATCGAGTCAGACCAAGAGCCAGCCACTGCCGATCAGTCCAAGAACGTGCGTTACTGATAACTCCACCGTTCTCGTGGGTGCAGCAGTACTTCAAAAGATATAGCCAGGTCGCCCGTTGGACGGGTTCCGCGCCGATCATTTCCGGCTCTTCAAGCTGCGTGATCTTGATGTTGATCCAATTCATGAAAGTAAAAAACAGTAATCATTGAGTCACTGTACACGGCAACCATCAACTGCAAAGACTAAGAGAATTTCCCCTGCACCCTCTCCGGGGTGATTTTTCGACACTCCTGCCTTTCTATTTGGTGAAGGAGAACCCGGCCCACACAACAGGTGCGGGAGCGAGTGACGCAGGGGTGATCTATTCCGCAGTCTGATCGGCTCAGACCCCGCACATTCCTGTGCATTCGTTTCCGAACAGCGAAAGCTGCCCGCGGTCTTCCTCACTGGAGAAATCCACGGTTTCGATGGGCTGGCAGGATTTGTGAAGAAATGGAATGCCTCGCATTGTGGTTGTCTGCTGCTTGGCTGCTTGGAATTGCTTTTCAAACGCCACGGCTGCCGCAAACGCTTCTGGCTCTTCGGTTTTAAGCCTGCGCCATTCGGCGTCGGAATGGTACGGGCAAAACACGCACGACGACCGCGGTGGCTTTGGGTATCCATTCCGCTCCATCCATGCGATGCAATCTCCGCGACGCATGCCAAGGTCAACGAGCGGCCATTTTGATTCCGTCCACGGGTCGCGGGATGGCTTCATTCTGTGGACTTCATCCAGCGAGATCCCAATCCACTGAACAACGCCCACGGTTTTCTGACCTCGTTTGATTCCGCCGAGTTCCCGAGCCTTTCGCAGAATTGGCGCAATCTTGAAGTCGTAGGTACAGGCGCGGGATGGCATCATGCCAATCTGGCCGCCCTGCCTGACGTGGCATGGGATGTTCCCGCCTGATATGATGTTGCCCGTTTTGCCAGTGTAAACCTTTGTCAGCTTATCGCTCAACCTGCCAGCCGTCACCCGGTGAATCGGGAACGGATGCGGGCTGCGCTGGATCTCTGCCTCTAGCCAGTCAAGCCAGCGGTAAACGGATGCAGGCTCATCTTGTGTGTCAGCGAAAATTGCGCCATCCAAGTGTGGATATCCGGGAACTTCACCCCGTGCTGCCATGATAGCAAGAGTGCTGGATTGAACTCCAGCACCAAGAGAAAGAATATGTTTCATTGAATTTATTTGCGTGATGACGTATACGCAACCCACGTTTGTCTGTTTTACGCCGCAACCTCTTTCTTCCTGGCAGGCTTGTGCTGGCAAGTCTCCGGAGCGAACTTCTTGCGGGCCATGCTGACCGTTGTCGGCTTGATACCAAGCTGGGCGGCAATGTCAATGGTCCGCAGGGACCAATCAACAGTACTCCAGATGTGCTTCCGTGGAGGCTTCGGACCTCCGCTCTTTTTCCATCGCTGGTAGGCACCCATGTACTGCATGCCAGTTTCCTTGGCGGCAGTGGCGATGCTGGTCTTGGTCCAGTCGATTGTGGCGAAGTACTCGTCTCGTTCTTTCTTTGTCATGGGGTTGGTGGTTTGGGTGATTCTTTCTTGAGAGACGCCAGATAAATCCAGTGGTTCCTCACTCTGTCCGCCACGAGGTCAGTCGCTTCTGCCAGCTTCTTCTCTGCTTCTTCTGCGGCCCATGGTTTCCATTTCTCAAGTGCCTCCTCTAAGTTGTTCCTGATGTCGTACTGCGGATACAGCATTTTCTCCGCATCAATCAGCATGAATGGACCCTTTAGGTTCCGAGTCCTGCGAATGAAATCCAAGTCTGCGCAGGATGCTTGAAACCCGGTGGTTCCTAGCTTTGATGCGACGTACTGAAAAGCCGCAACGGCAGCAAGGCTCATTGCGTAAGCGCAGGAACCATAATCGTGCGGGCGCTCAACGAGTGAATTGATGTACTGCTGGAGTTGATCTAGCGAATCAAACCAAGGTGCTTCTTGGTTTTTTATTTCTTGTTCTGGTGTGGTTTCTTGTTCCATATATTTGGTGGTTTGGGTGATTCTTCAGACGACCTCCAGCCACTCGGTGACGCTTAGTCCTTGGGCTTTCCACTCGGCTGCTTGTTTTTCGTCATGGGTTGGATGACCACACGTCTGCCACATCCTGCGCGGCTCTGGCTTGATGCGAAATGTATCTGGATCGCTACCGCTACCCATGTCAGGGCCAATAAGCTCGGCTACTGGTATGTCCTGCCATTTTTGTTGGAAGAATTCCTGCGCGGTCTTTCCTGCCGCCACAGCGCCGTAAAACTCGGCGAGCCATTTCGCTTTTTCGATTGGTGTCATGTCTTTGGTTTTGGTTTGTGTGATTCAGATGTATGTCCTTCGATTGTACTCAGCAATAAGCAAAGCATCCGCGATTGCGTGTGTCACCTTGATGTCCGGGAACAACCGCTGTGCCGCCGCCTTGGAGACGTTTTTGTCCCCCTTGGTCATGCAGCCGAGGAACTTCTGCCACTTCGCCGGGGTGATGAATTGGTACGGGATCTTCGCCGCGCACAGTGCCATCTGGAGCTTCCCGAAGCCCTCGCCAAAGGTGAAGGTCGATGTCACTCCCTGCCCCGGCATGGCGTGAACCTTCTCAAGCAGGGCGAATCTTGGACTTCCGAGTGGACAGATGCTGTTGAGTAAATCCAGCAAGTCAGCGTCATCCGCTGGCATCTTGAACGCCTTGGCTCCGGATGGACTGATCACTGCGATGCCTCCGCTTTTCCCTGGGTCGATTCCGATGTAGTTCATTCTGGTATTTCTTCCGATTGTGATTTGTTTACAATGACAAATTTCCCATTCGCTGCCTTCGTGATCATGTCGTTCCGGTCAGGGTCGTACCCATCCTGATCCGGAGCGATGGAGATGAACTGCACCACGGCACCCTGCCGCAGCACGGTCGTCGCACTCGGATCTCCGATGCTCGCCCATAGCGGGTAGTGTCCAGTCTCAAGGATTTTCAGGCGCATGGATTCAGTCCTTCCACTTCGGCCATAGGAGGTTCTCAGGAGCGGCAGGATATCCCGGCCATACGCCTGTCTCGGTGCATTGCTTGTGCAGATCAATGATCTTGTCCATCTGCCGCTGCCCCTCCTCAATTGCCTCATCAGGGAAGACGTATGGCTTCACTAGATACGGCTTGGCTGACTCAACCGCCAGCAGCATGTAGACTGGTTCCTCCTCCAGTCCTTCAGCCAGAGAGACTGCCTGCGTGTACCACTGACGCTGGATGTGATATCCCAGCTTCCGGCACTTCCGGGAAAACTCAGTAGGCGATGCGTCACCCGTGGTCTTCAGGTCGATGATCATCCTTCGGCCTTGGGAATCATATCCCAGCATGTCCGGCAAAGCCTTGATTGGAACGCCACGGTACTCAGTCAGCACCGGAGTCTCGCGAACCGGGCAGAGTTGCATGACAGCCTGGAAGATCGGATCATCCTCCAGTGCCAGCCTCATGCCCATCACGTTGTCGTATTCCTCTTGGGAGAAGATCGGCAGAGTCTGTGCTGCCGTCCATTCCTTGCACCACTTCTTGGATCCATGCCATGCGTCTGCGGGGTCATCCTCCCGATGCGCTGGCTTGATTGCAAAGTCCCTGCTGATGCCTTGCAGCAGATCGTGGACTGCGGTTCCCATGCGGATGGCAATGGAGTCCAGTTCCTCTGGTTCCTCCTTCGCCTGCTGGAAATGCGCAGGGGTCTTGAATGCCAGCAACTTCGCGAGGCTGAAGTTCAGGGCGGGATGCGCCCGGTATTCATCAATTGTCATGCCGTTCAGTATGTCTTGGCTTCTGCGTGTCCGGACTCAATGAGATAGGCATTCAGCGTCTCATCCCCGTAGTGGATTACGCCGATGCTGCGTCCGTACTTGTCCAGATCCTTGGAATCCAGAACCAGACCACCCAGCTTCCGTGCGCCCAGCCACAGGCGTGTCGCTTCCTTCGCGGCCTTTGCCTTCTGCCGCAGTTCCTTGTCCTTGCTGTTTACCTCGGGGCAGTCCAATCCTGCCAGCCTGACGGTGACTTTCCTGTATGTGTGGTGACCTAGATCCAGTTCGCACTCAATTGTGTCGCCGTCCACGACCCGGAAGTCCCTGATCTCATTGATATACTGCACCTTCATTAGTTTGATTCTTGTGTTTTGGTTTTCTTGTTATTGATCCACTCGACTGCGCTGCGGATTTCATGTGCAATCTTCAGCGCAACATCCACGGTGACCGACTGACCCCCAGGAAGGATGACGTAGCTGCATACCGGGCTGTATACTGCATACACTTTCGTGGCTTGGATTTCCTCTGGTTCGTCACTCACTCAGCACCTCCTTTCGCCTTCGCGATGGCAGCGCGGGCTTGATCCCATGCATCAAGACTTGCAATCCCTGCCTTTCGTTCCACAACCAACCTTTCCAACGCCTCCAGTAAATCCTGATCGGCCTGCCCAATGATCTTCGGTAGCGGCTCTTTGCTACTTTGCATCGGGTCATCGAAGTGGACATGCATCGGATTCCGCAGCCCTCCATTGCGCCGGATGGCAAGATCCTGCCGGATCACCTGCTGGATATCCCATGCCACCTTGGCATCTTGCGGAACGTCACCGAAGATCCCGTGCGCTGTGGGGACAATGGCTTTGAACGCAGTGGCTACCAATTCACGCGCCTCCGGTTCTGTCTTCCAGAACATCTCCAGAAGGACGATTTCCATCTGCCCCATGTAAAGCCGCGAGAGGACATCGCATGCCTTGCAGATCACGTCTGCGTGCTTGTCGCTGATTTCAATTTTCATGGCGGTACTCGTTAGGGTTTCGCTTTCGCGATGGCGGCGCGGGCGATGCACCGCATATCATAAGCACGAAATGTCAGGTCATGCATTGATGTTGGCTCGGGATCTTCATAAATACGCGCAATCTTTTCCAACGCCTCCAGTAGCCTCGGCGCAGCGGCCATTAGTACGGCGTTGGCTTCGCTGGGTTGTCCTGTCTCTGGGTCAGTGATGTCGCTGGCAATGGCGACAGCATCGCCGTCCCGCCTGACGAACCACTCAAAGTACCCGCCTGCGCCTTGTGACCGCTCGGCCTGCCAGTCTCCATCAGTGTGTTTCCGGTTTTCGCTCATATCTCAATTCAAAAGAAAAAGGTATCCCGGCAGCGTCTCTGGGGTGCATCTAAACCACCAATTTTGTTGTTGGTTGTTTCCAGTTGATGCCAACACGACATCAAGCGACCACTGCCGGGAAATCGTTTCAGCCAAGCAGCACCGTCTCCATGTCCTCCTGCTGCTCGCCAGTAATCGTATCAGGAGTCAGGTCATGATCCTTTAGGTAGGTAGTCACTTCCTCGACGGTCAGGCCCATCTCCCCGCTTCTGCGCCAGAACGCCTGCTCCTTCTCGCTCTGCTCGGACTGCGCTGCCTTCTTGGCAGCAGGCTTCTTGGCAGGGACCGCTGACGCTGACACCTCGATGACTGGTGCCGTGGCGGTATTCGGTGAGTCAAAGAAGTCGGAAGGCTTACCGATCCCGTCACGGAGAGAGGCGAGGATCTTTCGCAGACTCACGACCTGGGCTGGCGTGATGGCATCAATCCGTCGCTGGATCCGCTTCTCGATTTGCTCCTGGGTGACACCCTCCTTGCCGAAGGCGGCGATGATCTTCTTCTGAGCATCCGGGGATGTGTCAGCTTTTGCGTGAAGCGTTTCCTGAACCTGATTCACAGCCATCTCAACTACATGACCAGGGATGATCGCAAGGATCAGCGCACGGAGCCGCCGTTGCGCCATGTTTGCAATCAATTCATAGATATCACGCTCGTCAGCCAAGGGCTTTCCGCCAGTCTTCGTGTCACGCCAGTGACGCACCTGAAACTGAACGACCTTGCGGGAGTTGCGTTGTTGATCCCACGCCGAGGCTTCGACCTGACTCACGGGGACTCCATCCTCTCCTTTGTGGACAGCGATGATTTTCCACCCGGTCACGATGTTGCCCCAGTACTGCGAGAGGCACTCAGCCAACCGGATCGACGGTCCCTCAATGTCTGTCCCGCCCCTGGCGAACTGATACAACGCTTGTTCCGCGAGGCTCTGGTTCTGACAGGCATTCAGGATCTCATCAATCGCTAGCTTCTCGTCGCGAGGGAAAGACTTGGCAATGACCAGTGCCGCCTGCACTTCCTGGATCGCCCGAGACTGTTCAGCCTGAGCGAGTGCCGTGATTTGTTGTGGTGATTTGATTGGCTGGATATCAAGTTGCATATGCTCTGAGGATTATTGCTGGCTTTGCTTTTCGCCACTGGTTTCGTTGTACGCATTTACGGTAGCCTTTACTGGAGCGACCTTCGCAGCGGCAGCGGCTACCATTTGCGATGCATTCTCGCTCACGTCTTCATGCTCAATCATCCGCACCTTCGCGGCAGGCTTGAGCGCACCGGGGATCACGGCAGCACCAGCACCCGGACCCTCCAGTCCAGGCTCAATCGGTCGCCGCTGACCAGGCGTTCCCATGGTCTGTTCGACAAGGAGTTCCAGCACCCTCAGCCGGGTGTAGTTGTCCGGTTCCTGGATCGGAGTGCCATCCCGACCGATGGTGATCTTCTTGGCCCCAAGAAGTTCGACCGTCGTCTTCGTGATCAGTTCAATCGGGATCTCATTCAGAGCATCTGCCAATGCGGCAGCACGGTCAGAGAGCTTCGTTGCGGTTTTATCCTTCTTCATAAAAGAAAATTATTTCTTATTTAATGTCACCAATTTACACAACTCAATGAACCGATCAATACTCAATGGTCCTCGCATCATGTTTATGTCTTTATGAACCCATTGTATGTTTTTAGGCTCGTAACCTTTGTTGTTATCAATTCTATCAAGGCTTGCCGTTTGATCAGAATAATATAAACTTATAGGCAAGCCAGTCATTGAGCATGCATTATTAAAAGATTCGTACATTTCTTCTTGGGTTAAATTCCATGTCAATCCTCTTGATATGGCTGACTTTTTGAACTTATTGAAAGTTCTTGCATTCGGTCCTGTTGGATTGTTTTCAGAAAAGTATTTCAGCTTTGAGGCGCAAGGCTTGCACTTCCATTTCCCTCTGCTGCTTGATTCTGCGTGAGATTTTCGCGTGTACGCTTGCTCTGCTCCGCAAGAATGACAATTAGAACACCATTTCCCATCGCTTCTTTTGTATACACCATGAATTTCTACTAGTTTTTTTCTGTAGTCTATTTTACATGATTTACATGATCCACGGTAAACCATTTTAAGAGCAGAGCTTTTATTCCTAAAATCATTAAACGATCCGCATATACATGCAGCGGTGAATCCGTCTTTGGTTTTAGTGATTCTGTCGCTTATTATTGGTCTCATGTGACTTGTTTTACCATTTAACCACAAGCCAGTCAATCACCATTTATATCTATTAGACCACCAAGCCGCAGAAAGTTTGCCCTTTGCGATATTCTTTGCATGCCTCGCCTTGAAGGAAAGCCTCCGCTTGCGATACGATTCCGACTCGCCCTCCTTCTTCGGTGATCCACTGACCCCCTGCTGCCCGAAGCGGATGGTCTTCACCGTATCGCCGGACTTCGCCACTACGACATGGCTTTTCGTTGGATGATTCGGGGTCCGCTTCGGCTTGTTGTAAGCCGTCACGCCGATGCGCTGAAGGATCGAGTCTCTCATTCGGCAGAGATTACATCAGGCATTCTGATTCTCAACACGGAAGATCCGCAGTCTGTACTGCGATCCGGTTTCCGGGTCAGGCGACTCCAGATGACAGATGGATGCCGCCAGTCTGGCGCTGTACCGGGAGACCACTTCCTCCCCGGTGACAGGAATCCTTGGGACCAGGAATGCTTTCGCAAACCTCTCGGCATCGGAGCGCGATGCAATTCTGGATGACAGATCCTTGCCGTTCATGATTCCTCCTTCCGGCTCATGTGGATCACCATCTCATCCTCCCGGAGATGCTGCTCTTGGACGATCACCATGGCGTGATCAATCGTGATCCCGCGCACCTCAACCGTGCGATTCAGTCCCGATGCAAGGATCGGGCCGATGACTGCAATGAACGTGAGCATGATCAGCGGGCGGTTGAGTGAAGTTGCAGGACCGTGACGTGATACGATGGTTCGCCCTCGCCGTCGAAGATGATCTCGTTCACCTGCCAGGAGCATCCTTTGTTCTCCGGTTTCTCGCGATGCATCTCCCAGACGCTGTGAGCGTATGCGACGGCGGAATCCAGATTGTGGAATCCGTGGAGTCCTGCGATAAAACTGGTTTTATTACAGAGATCTACATGATATCGATGTTTCATATTTGTGCGATGCGTTTGCGGTTTGATTTAGCGGGTGCCTCTCTGGCACTCCCTGCTGCCCCCGTGCGGCGTCTGAGCCACTCCAGAGGCAGTGTGGGAGGGTCATTTGGTCACCCCCGCCCAGAAAGCCCGCTAAGGGCATCCTGGACGGTTTCGTAGCTTCCCAGTACCTCGGACAACGGGAACTGGGTGGCGAGCGGGTCGAAGGCGTACACAAGCACGACTGGCTCAACCGTCTTCGTGGTTGGTGCCAGCAGATAGATGGTGCCGTCCTCCCTCGACCGGACTGTCCGGTACGACGTGATGTTGATTCCGACCAACTGCATGAAGTCTCGATGGAACTGCACCGGGCGGAACGGACGTGCGATGCGTTTGACGGTCGCAGCAGAGGGTGGCGCGATCCTGCCCCAGTCCGGCCCGCCATGCGCCTCGACCAGTCTCTGGATCTCCCCATCCGCCATCGGCCCGCAGGAGGTAGCAAGTACCTCCCACGGACCAGTGGATCCCGCTGGGATTGCACCATCGTAATCCCCAGCCCAGACCCGGATCCAGGTGCCATCCCGCATGATGATGCGTGGCGGTTTCGCCGGGTAAAACTCCCGCAGGAATCGGTGGAGGTTCATACTTGGACTTGCGTGATGCTGATCACCTTCGGGCATGAGATGATGAATTCACTGTTCTCACGATCCAGACCGTCCATTATTGCCTGCACGGCTTTCATTACGCGGGCCTCGTCAACCACCTCTCCATCCGCGTATGTAATCGCATACCTTTGCGTGATGCCGTAGTTGGGAATTCCCAGATCGGCGGCTGCGATGAGTTTTGAGATGCCACGAAACCCGACTAGCCACTCGACGATTGCAATAGTTTTCATTCTGCGATTTTGTAGAGTCCCATGATGACCAATTCCGGGATGCCGTAAACCTTATGCGCGTCGCAGGAATCGCAACGGTATCTTCTGGCGTTTGGCTCAACGTTGTCGCCGGACATCTCCCCGCAGGCTAAACAGAATCCTTCGCCGGATGAGTCTGTCATGTAGCCAGCCATTTCATCATCGGTCAGAACTGGCATGTATTGCTCTGCGCCGCCTCTGGATTTGTATTTTTGCGTTCTCATGTTTTGAGTTTTTGGTTTTGAGGTTCAGGATCCCGTCCCGGTTTGGTGAATGCAGTGCGGTGATACGCCAGATGACGACTTCCAGACTTCGCAGTAGACGCCTGGCTTCTTTAGCCGATTGGCTATGAAGATTGCGAGGCGTTTATTTTTCAGGTCAACGCCGTATTGCCTGCGCTTCCCCGTGTGGATGTCGTGGATTATGATGGTGTACAGGTTCATTTGATTGCGATTCGGTTTGGGTTGAGTTACTTGCCTTCGACCCACCACTGAACGCACTCCCCGAGTTCCGGTGCGCCGTTCCAGAACTCCAGATTACTGCCGTCGCCGTCCTCCCATGTCGGGTCAATGTAGAGACCGAACGAGTCCGGAGAGCCTGCCACGCGGCAGCGCTCTACGATGCACGCAGAGGTGCTGTCGGCATCGTGGGTGGCGTAGCTGTACTCGACCATCTGCCCTTGGCATTCGGGCGGGGTGACAAATTTGAGACTGGAGGTATCGATGGATGTCATGGTTTGCGGGGGGTTGGGGTTGCTGGTGAGGTAGTGGCGCATGGTTAGCGGGAGTAAATAACTGTTTGCACCATACAGACGCTGACGGACGGGTCTGCGTCGTATTCCGCGCAGCCGCGCTCAAACATGCGCTGGATTCCACGCTCCGACAGGCGTCGCGAGCGAGTCAGTGACCGTGTAAATTGGACGTGTGCGCCGTATGCGTCCGAGTAGCGGGAACAGGTGATGGTGTGCAGGATTTTCATATTGCGATTCAGTTTGAGTTTATTGCGGAGTCGTCATGACTCCCCGCTGCCCATCCGGCGATTGACCAGATGGGCAGACGGGAATCATGGGATCGAGTAGATGATTGGATTGTGCTCCTGATATGCTTCTGCGGTTTCCTGCGCCTCCTCGGCAGTGTCGCATGGTTCGTACTTGTAGCGAATCTCCGGATCCTCAGCCTCCCAGTCAGTCCATTCGACGGCCCATAGGAGGCGGGTCTGGTTGCGATCCGATACCGCGACGGTGACCCATTCCTGATCCCCATCCCCCTCATCGACTGCTTCCAGGATGACATCCGTGTAATACTTGAAATCCTCCAGTCTCGCAGTCTGGACTGCCATAACGTACTCCATGTATGCCTCGCCACGACGAGGGCCGAAATATGCTTCGGTGTCCCCGCTTAGGGATTTTAGTGCAACTCTGTAGATCATGGCTCAGGCTTCAAAATTGGAGATGCTGGTGATAACACAGGTGACATCGCTCTCGGGAACCTCGGTATTCTCGCCATCGGCGAATACCTCGACAGCTTTGGCGACCCATTCGCAGTGGCGGAAATCGGGATGATCCCGGTTCTGGCGAGCGTCGAACTGCATGCGGGCGATGCATTCCTCGCGAGACTCGTAGGTTCCGAGTTCGATGATGTTTGCGTGCTGGTGCAGTTCCAGGGAATAGATAATCCCGGTGGCAGGCACCTGTTCGACGGTGTACTCGGTTTCCGCGCAGATGGCGGAAACGATCTCCTCATGTGAGGAGCATGGAGTCTGCTCCCCGTCTGGGTGCGTGAGCAGAAAGAGGCTGGCTTTCGGAAGGACGAATTGTTTCATTGGTTTGTGTTTGGTTTGGGGTTTGGGGATTTGATCAGCATGCGAGGCAGTTCCGGGGAATAGAGAGACCCATGCGGAGGGCGTGAAACACGTCACCAGAGTGACGAATCGGGATACTGATTGGACCAACCTCGCCGTTGCGGGGATACTCAACCACTCCGGTTGAGTGCCGATCATTGGGATATGTGGTGAGAGCGACTCCGCTCGGGAACGTGTGCGTGACTTGCCCCCGTTCATCGGTGGTGGTAATGATTGAGTCTTCCATGTTTTGAGTTTGGTTTGTGTTTGGTTTGCCCTGTGGCGTGTGAAGTAAACGCGATACCGTTCCACACGTCTACGTTTTTTTATGTACGCAAACACGGATGCCATGCGATGCCATGCAGTTGCGGCGATGCCATGCAGTTAAGTACCGGCACCGGCTCCATGCCGGCTCTCCCCGGTGGTGCCTCCCCTGCCCCCCCTCCCCGGCGGGGTCTGCCTCTGCCTCTGCCCTCTCACGCTCCACGCTCCACGCTCCACGCCTCCCCGGCATCTATGCATTGCCACGCTTCCCGCGCCTCCCTCCCGATGCTGCCGCTTCTCCCCGGCACGCTGGCACGAAAAAGGGGAGAGGCTCGCGCCCCTCCCCTTCCGCATCGCTGGCGCTTGTGTCAGACTCTGATCACAAACCCGCTTTTATCCGCTTTCGCTTTTCCTTTTGTCAGCAACCCGAACACCGTGCCGCCTGGTCGCAGAAACGTCAGGTCTTCCTTGTCGCCATCGATGACCGGACAACCCGCCCAACGCTCCGGGAGGCGCGGAGCAAAAACCGCAGCGACGCATCCCCCTGATTGCAGGAATGAACGGGAGAGCCTGTCACTCTCGGGCGTCTCAGAGCGTGACCAGGTCAGATGGTAATTCGCCGGAAAATCCCCGATGAGAAAACGGCTCATCCGGCCTTTTACTTTTGTGTAGTCGTAAAACTGAACGCCCTTAAACCGTTCCGGCAGCGTCTCACCGTTTGCCGTTTTGATTGATTCCCAGGATTGATCGCTTGTCAGATTCAAGCGGATGGCGGGGCGGAGGCGGTGACGGTCTGCGAGCCTAAGAAACGCCTCTAGTTCCCTCACCAGTTGATCCATGAATTGCGCTCTGTCTCGAAGGAAATAGAGCGTTCTGGCAAGGCGTGCTATTTGCACCTGAGGAAACGCACCATGCCCGGCAGTGACCAAGCAGACTTCCCGGCAACCCTCAGACGACCCAGGGCAGACGTTTTTCCCTGACAGGCTAGCCGGGGAAAAATGAATTCCAGTGGTAATCCATCCGACAGCATGCCCCTTTTCTAGTTTTGGGTTGTTCGCAGTGAGTATGGCGCGGAGTTGCGCCTTATAGGCAGCGTAAGCGGCTTCGATTTCTTGAGAGAATTTCATTTCTTGAGTAGGTGGGGATTTAGTAGGGGCGCGAGAGTGCGAGCATGAAGCAAATCACGACAAGCACAAGGAGGAGGGAGATCAGGAAGTCGGGGATTCTCATGCCCGCACCTCCTTGAATCCTTCAAGGGTTGCGATATCAGCCCGGACGCGTTCCAGGCAAACGGCGACGGAACCGTTCCCGCGCCCTTCTTCGATCTCCTTTTCCAGGCTTGCAGCCGACTCCCTCAATTCCTCAATTGAGGAAGCAAGGGCCGAGCGGACGCAATGCGGGAGAGGATCCCGGACTAGGTAGGAATTGCCAGTGGCGTTTCTTCCGTCTTCCGGAAGCCTGACTTCCTCGAGGGTGCAGCCGGGGAAGTACTCGGCGAGGAATTGAGCGGCGGCGGAATCATGGGCGCGCCCCGCGTAGTCGTAGGAATAGACGCGGCGGATAATCCCGCGACCGGGGACAAATCCCCGAACGGAGATCCGGGAGCCTTTGCAGTCGGTTGGGCCGTGGTATTTGGTGACCAATATCGTTTTCATATTTTCGGTTTTTCGGTTTGGGTTTAGGAGCGGCACCGCTCCCCGCTCCCCACTCCGAAGAATGGAGAGACGGGAACGGGGGTGGCTTAGAGGGTGGTGAAATACGGATCAATTTCTCCCCGGCGGATCAATTCCTCCCGAAGCAAATCCCGAGCGCCAGATTTAGCGGCTGCATACTCGGGGAAGGTCGGTCCGCCTACTTCATCGTACTCTTCCCACAGTCTTTCAGATGGGAGCGCCAGCATGGCCGCCAGCCTTTCCCGGCTGCCGTACCAGTCGACTGCTTGGGAGAGAATCACGCCAGCCTGGCCGACTGTTGCAAGGAGAAGGGGATTTGTTTTTTTGGTTTTCATGGTTGGTTGGTTGGTTTTTTGGGTGATTACTTGGAGGAAATGCAGAATGAGAACCGGAGTTTCCCGCAGCGGATGAACCAGATTCCTCCCACGCGCCGCCATGAGAGCGACCGGAGAAGAAACCAGCACGGAATCCCGGAGAGGAATGCACCTGCTGACATACAGCAGGCGAGGGAGAGGAGGTCGGGGGCGTTCATGGTTAATCCTCATAGCCTTCAAATGCTGAAAAGCAGGATTGAAAGTATGCCAGCGATTCCGGCTCGAAGCAATTCTCTCTCACGGAGTCGTCCGCGTTGCACTCCGCATTGCATGCGGCGTGGAAATCCCGCAGCCGATCAGGCTGATCCCATCCCTCCCCGGTAGCGGAATCGTAAACCTCCCGCCACCGTTTCCGCGTCCGGTCGAAGATATCCCCGAGAATGCTGATTTTCTCCAGATCAGTCTCCTGATCAGGATCAAACCCATAAGGGTATGCCTTCCGGCTGGCGGCATAGAATTCGTCTGAGCGAATCCACCGTTCTGCTTGTCTTTTAGTCATTTGCTTGTCGTGAGTAGGTTTTACGGTTCCGCGCATCATGCGCTTCCCCGGTGCAAGGTATCGGTGAAAGTCTGATTTATGTCAAGCCTACGCAATCACGTAGAACAGTGTAATGCGTTGTATTTCAACGGTTGAGAGATGTTCTTTTTCTTTCTAGTACAAGTAATATACGCGAATGCGGGTTTTGTCAATGGCAAAGGTAAATCAGTCGCAACCCGTTGAAACAGAAGAGCCTGACAAAGAGTGAAACCGCGAAATGGCACGGAAAAGCGGAGGCGAGAAAATGAACCGATGGACGGCAGAACCCGCAGAACCGTGATTCACTGAGTCCACTCACTGATTCCACTCAATTCCCGCGCAATTGACGGACAGGAGGAAACCCCGGAACCCCAGCCCGAAGCGGCAACCTGAGCAACCCGGAGCGGACACGGTGCCGGAAGCAGAGAAGCGGAAGGACAGAAGCGGAAGCGGACAGAAGAACGGATGGAAACGCTTCCCCGGAATGACGCTGGCGAGGTTCTGAAACCATCCCGCCCAGCTACCCTCCTATGGTCTCGCCTCCCCCGGCCCAGCATCGCGCTCCTGGTCTGCATCAGATCGATTCCCCAGCCCTCGCCATGACAGTCCCGCGCCGCATCGGCTGATCATTCCCCGGCATGATCAAGAGCCGGAAACGGAAAGATTACGGGGTGGATTTTGCATGACGGTTATTAAATCAAGTTATGACCTCACCGGAAAAGCCCGATTTCCCCCAGTGCGAGCGGCAGCGGATCGGGATTCTGACGGGCAGGCAAGCCCCGCAGATGACAGGCCTAGACGCTGGCAAGGAGGGGGTGGGAGAGAGTGCAGGCCCGCGCAGAGGTGGGGAGGGACCACCAGGGGTGGGGGAGGGGAGGGGCGCTGCGCCGTGATCATTTATATATACCCCCCTCTTCAAAAAATTCTCATCACTGGATCTCTGGTGTTACTACAGTCCATTTGAAAAAATTCCTCCTTCGCTGACACCCTCCTTTTGGTCCCTCTCTTTGGACTCCTTTTTGTTTTGATCCCTGTGACAGTGGGAAGAGCCACGGGAGTTGTTGATTCTCCGGTGGCTCTTTGGGGTGGTGGTTGGTGTGGGTGTCTTCTTACGCCTGCGGTGGTTCTCCTGTACCTCCGTGATTGGATTCGGCTACTGGTTTCGGTGGTTGCGGCTGATGTGCTGCTGTGGTGATTGCGTGGAGGGCGTCTGAGAGGTTGAGGATGGCGAGGGTGTCTTCCTGTTTTGGGATGGTGAGTTCCTCACTGGATGCCGTGTAGAACTCCTTGTCTGCGATGTTCCTGATGAGATTGAGCTTTGCGAGGAGTGCGCCGATGATGGTGGTGACTTCTGTCTGTGGGAGTTCGATGAAGCTGTCAAAGCCTGCTTCGATTCTCTGAGTGACGGTGAAGAATCCGAGGATGGACTCTGTGATTTCTGTGGTTCGTGCTGTGTTTCTGGAGATTGTCTGTTCCAGGAACTGGATATGTGGATCCTGGCTATCGATTGACTTGCGGATCCTGATTTCGTTTTGGGTTTGCTGGCTGTCGTAGTCCTTCTGGTTTCTGAGGTCCAGGAGGGTATCTGTGATTGTTTTTGCCTGTGCTGCTGTGAATTGGATGGTGTATGTATTCATGGTGATTTACTCTTGGTCCTTCTTGAGTTCGACTGCTGCTTCGTTGATGATCTTGAGCAGGTCTTTGTCTTCACGGTTGAAGATCCTCCTGAAGATGTCCCAGTCATCGGATTCGATGTAGTGCTTTCCGAAGAAGTTGTACGCTTCCTCTGCGATTGGCCCTGAGAATTCGTATTCTACTTCTGCCCAGAGGACGTTGTTCCTCAGCCAGAATCTGACTTCCTTTCCGTCGATGATCTTTGTGATGTGCATACTGGTTACTCCCATGCGCCGCTGATCTGTTCTGGGGTGATCTTTGGGAAGTCCGTTGTGAGCCTGAAGAAGATGAGGTCCGAGAGGGATCCGATTTCGTCTTGGATTGCTTTTATGGAGTTTGCTCCTGCGGTGTGTGAGTTTCCTACATAGAAGCAGAACTTGTCCTTGTGCTGGATGTACCAGTACGGGGCTTTCGTTTCGCTTCTTGGTTCTGTGTCGAAGTGGAGGACTCGGACCGTGCGGTCTTCCGGGGTTTGGTTTGCTGCCAGTTGCTGGACTGAGCCTTTTGGTGAGACCCTTCTTGGGATATCCAGGATGAAGAGGTACAGCTTTGTGAATGCCTCACGGATTGGGATCACCTCTTCCCTGCCCTGGAAGTCTCTGGCGATGATGTTGTTGTCCTCCTTGGTGGCGGTGAGCCATGGGTGGTGTTGGGTGTTCATGATTTGAGTTATGAGAAGATTTGGTTGAATGCGTGGCGGGTGAGATCCTTGAATGTTCCGTAAAAGATGGTGAGTTTTCCGTCTTCGGTTGTGACCCATGGGCCGATTTTTGATTTGGCTGTGGCTCTGACTTGGGATCCTTTCTGGACTTCCTTGATCCACTGTAGTGGTGTGTGTTCAGATTCATCTGGGATCAGGGGGTGGAGCTTGTCTGCGAGTCTTTCGACCATATCGTCGATGAGCGAATCCCTGTGCTTTGAATATGCTACTTCGGCAGGGTCGAACCTGACCTCGACCCCGCTTCTCTGGATTCTGATCCCGAAAACCCGAGACGGTTCGCACAAATCAGCCCAGGTGTAGAATGTGATTTCTAGTGGTTGCTGGGTCATGATATGATCTGCGGATGTACCTTCGGGACGAGTGCTTCCCGGATGTGTTGGTTATTTGAGATGAAGTCTTCGATGTCGTTGAGGGCGTCTTTGACGTGTTCGATTGAGCGTTCAGCCTCTTCGATGGATTCCTTGGCCTTACTGATGAGCCTGAGGATGTATGGGATATCGTTCATTTTCCGGTCTCCTTCTGCTTCTGGTATGCGTGCTTGATCTCAATGAAGGTTTCGACAGCCTTTTGCTGCGCTTGTCTGGCGTATTCCGCTCCCTGCGGGTGGTGGACCGGGAGTTCGCTGGCGTAGCACAGCAGCTTGAGAACCTCAAACATCTTGTCTGTGGCGGCTCTTTTTGGGCATCCGATCCCTGCTGCAATCAGGAATTGATCAGCGAGCATGAATGCGTATTGGGACAGCCAGCGTGCCTCCGTTATTGTGGTATCATTCACGAATCTGGAATCATTGTTCGCCGGAAGCAGCGCGGCCATGAACTGGGCGGCGATCTGGATGCGGTCTGGTGGTGCTTCCTGGTTCATGGTATTACTCTGGAACGAGTCTGAACCTCCGCCATTCGGCTCCGGGGACGAGTTCAACCAGTTCGTCGTCGAACGGTTCAATGTTCAGCATATCGACATTCCCTGTCTTGGTATTTACGGCAGCCCAGACGAAGAGATCCGGCGTCTTTGTTTCGACTATCTTCCCATCGACAACTGGGTACTGGGTCCGGAATAGTGGTGGTGTTTCCTGGTTCATTTCCTCACTTGTTTTGGTTTGGTTTCTTCTTCTTCGATTCTGCCAAGGCCCATGCATTCTGGGCAGTGTGATCCTGCGGCTTTGAGTCCGCCTTCCTGTTCGCCGAAGTGACCTTGGCCTGACCATAGCCAGCCTTGGCCGTGGCAGGTTTTGCAGATTGCCGCCTGTGGTTTCCTGGGGTGCTTCTTCTTTGCTTTCATTCATGCCCTCCTTCCACCACGCGGAACTCGACCACCCAGACCCATGGGTTTTCGTGCCATAGGTCTCCCCATAGTTGGGCGATTTCGTCGCGCCTATCTGGACGCGGGTTCTTGCATCCGCATGGCTCAGGCATCCCGCAGCTAAGGCATCCTCCGTCCGTGATTCCTTCTGCGGTGGCGTCCTCCTCGGTAATGTCCTGCAACCGCTCAACGCGGACGCTTTGGATCTCCAGCAGGATGCGGGAAAGTTCCCGAGGCATCTGAGTTGAGGATCTCCATTTCGTCCCTTTACCGCCACACTGCACATCGGCCCGATACACCGTTGAGGCTTCACGGTACGGCTTAATGGACAAAGCGTGATCGTACTCGGCGGCCTCATGCAGGAATGTCTCCCTCGCCCACAGGCGATCTCCCGGTTGTCCGTATGGGCAAGCCCATCTTCCGCTTGCCCCGGCGGGGTATGAAAACGTGCCGAATGAATCCAGCTTCGGTGGACCATCATAGCTCCGACAGTCTGGCTGCGGCTTGATGATCCTCCGGAACTGCGTCTTGCGACCGTCGCGGATGGCGCGGACTTCCAGCGCATTGAATGTGATGGGGCGTTCTTTCATGGTTTTTCCTCCTCGGGCTCAATTAGGAACTCGCATTCAAAGACGATGATCGGCGGCGGTTCAATTGTGGGACCGATGCCTTCTCTGGGAGCAGTCCTGCGCAGGCATGTCTCACACCCTTCGCGCCATCCCTCGGCATCGCTGCCGTATCCAACGCAGCGCTCCTTGTCGTTTGGGAGCCAGTTCATTCCGCCCTCCTTTCTTGGCTTCGGCTTCCGTGTCGTAATGATTTCATTGCAAAAACCTATGAAAATAAGAAATACTTGTCCGCGGTAAGAAAAATCTGGCGGCGTGGCTTCATTCAACCAGTTCCCAGTCGGTGGCGAGCATTGCCTTGCCGTGGATGATGGCGGCGCGGAATCGTGTGCCGGGGTAGCTTGCGAGATTCTCGACGACTTCAGCCCCGTCCTTCAGTCGCAGCTTTTCCTCCTTGGTTGACACCGTCTCATGGACTGTGCCGAGCCTGTAGATGCGGTCGGGCGATGACTCGCGCCGGATCGTCCTGCCTGCCATTAGGTATCGGAGTGCGGTGGGAAAGTCCATTAGTCGGAAGCGTGGGGGTAGTCGCGGACGAATTCCGGCGGGGCGGCAGGCACCTTGGCTGAGTGCTGCTTGAGGATGGCAATGGCCTGCTTGAGTTCGGCGATCTGAGCCTTGATGTGTTCGTTCATGTGCGCCGCTGACGGCTCCTCAAGCAGGTCTTCTCGGCTTGTCAGTTCGTAATCAAGATAGCTAATTGCTAGGTCCATCTCAAAACTCCTTTCCATGCATGGGTGGGCAACCCGCGTTGTACTGGATCTTCGCGAGCAATGCGCCCGCAATGTCCTGGACGACGAGCGCTTCAATGCCTGTTGGTGTAGTTGGTTCTGTCATAATTCAATCGGTCGGTAGTTTCGGGATCGCATCAGCATCCCACTGGACCGTCGTCCTGATGTCGCAAATTGTAAATCCTGCGCTTGGGTGGTAGGTTGTCCATCCGGTTATCCCTGGCAGCATGCTGGATTTTGGGTTTCCGGTACGCAGCGCATCTGGGAATCCTGATAAATCAACGGCCCTGACAAAAACAGGGCGGTCTTTCGGCGCCGTCTTAATGGGTTGCCAGTTCATGAGTCCCCCCTTTCCCGGTCAAGGTCGCAGCCGTCCTGATCTTCCGCAGCGCATCCGATGTGCATTCGTTCCCCAGCGTCCCCCCATTGGTCCGGGACCGTTGGTTGCCCTGCTGTGATCTCCTCTCCGCAATAGGCGCAGACGCTCATGGCTGCACCTCCTGTTTGATCGGGCATCCGCTGCATGGGCGCAGATACCCGTCAGATAGTTCCACCAGTTGCTGCTGAGTGCGGTTGCAGAAATAGTCTAGTTGCGACCTGTAGCGACCCCATTTCAGGAATGGACATGTGTCTGTGATCCGTTTCCCGGCGCAGGTGTGCCTTCCTTCCGGAGTCCGGTAAACCGGGATTTCAATCGTGGCGGTTTCAGTCATTGTTGATTTATTTTCGTTTTGCATATGCGCGTGTGGTTCTGTGGAACTGGTGCTGACTGGTCCAGCCTTTCTTCTCGACGGCTTCGATGAACGCCTTGAGCGGACAGAAGAAGAGCGCTGGTGGGACGGCAAGGGCTTCAGCGATACGCAAGACTGTATCCACCCTGGTGTTCACGGCCCCTCGTTCTGCGGATGAGAGGGTGTTGATGTGGATTCCTGCTTTCTCGCAGATGGTTTCCGGGGTGACCGGGAACTTCGTGCCGTCCTTTGAGGACGTTGCCATTCTGATCCAGCGGATCCTTTGGTTCCACGTCTCGGCATCCTTGGCTGGGAAGGAGTAGTCCTTCGGCGGTTTTGGTTTGCGTGGCATATCAGGAAACAAGATCGTCCTCGGTGTTTCGGCGGAAGTCCAAGACCGGGAAGTTTGCGATAAGTTCCACGATCTTTGGGCAATCTGCCGGAAACAGCTTCCTCCTTATGATTTCAACAAGGTTCATGATATGGAGTTGATCCAGACGTGGAATGTGCGTTCTGTTCTCCATTCCGTTCCAGTTGAGCCTCCAGAGGTAGCCATCGGAATCCTGCTCAATAAGGAACACCTCGACGATATTCGGATCTGAATGTTCCCAAGGAGTATTCTCGCCTTGGTTATCAAAATTCAATATGTCTTTGGACAGAATCTCCGGGAACTCAAAAGCCACCCACCCGCGACGGTTGAAGGATTTTGGAACGCCGGGGATTCCGTATGGCACTTCGGTCACATAGGTCTCAAATTTTGATGTGACTGTGATTTTGTCTTTTTCTCTTTTGATGATTAGTTTCATGATTTACTGAAGTGATCAACTACGATGAAGGAGAGTGCTGAGATATAGATTATGTACATCAGGCAGTAGAACGGGTGGTCGAGATACCACCTGAGTTCCTCTTTCAGGTGATTGATGAGTGACGGTTTCATGGCTCAACTGATTTCCCGGTATCCAGTGAGTCCATCATAGTATCCGTTTGAATCGTTGATGTGCCGGATCAGCGCCATTCCTGTTGTGGTTCTTAGGACGACATTCCAGATTGAAAGGCAATACGGATCCTCAAACTTACTGACGCTGATGTTTTCTTGCCGGACCCTTTTCAGTGCGGTTTCCTCATCGTCTGCGGTGGTTGCCGACAGCAGGTTTTTCGGGTATCCGCCTTCGACGATATCAAGCAGTTCGCCGCCGATTGCGTCTCCGGGATCAATTGCGTAGAACACTGAGTACGAGCAGCAGTCCCCCTCGACGCTTACGGTCCATGCCGTTCCGTCTGTGAACCGAATGTCTACTTCGCAGTCAGATCTGCGGGTCAGCGACTCAAGCGTTTTGCCGAGCATTTTTCTTTTCGTGGAATCAAGGTGGTGTCTCATATTGTTTATTCTAGTGCTGCTTTGATGACACATCCACGCTCATCCACGCCAGTATCCCGGCAAGGAGATTCAGTTTACGCAAACAGGTAGACGGTCAGAGCCTGCGCCTTGGAGAGAGCATGGTGTCCGACCTCTTGTTGAGTGCATTGCCAACAGCGGCAAACATGGCTCCGATTCCGGCGAAGAAGACAGCGAAGAGCCACATAGGGATGGCACACAGACCGATGACTCCTCCGAGGATCACTTCGGCCCAGCCGAGGATGCTCTTCACGATTCCTCTCCTTCTTCCAGTTCCATCTGTCCTTCAGCCTCCATGTCCTCGTCTTCCCCCTCTTTGTCCTCCATCTCCTCGTCGAGGAAGGCATCGTGCTTCCGCTTGAGGCGTTCGACACCGAAGGAGGCGTACTCACGTTCGTTCTTGTCTGAGATCGTGACGTAGAAGTCCATCCCAGGGTAGCTATCCTTGAGGTACTGGGTGATGGAATCCTTGGACTGCTGGAGTTTCGGGGACATGATCTCTGGATTATCTGCTGACGTTGTTCTCGCTGCAACTGGTTCCTCGTTTTCTGGATACCACGAACAGCATCCAGATGAAGATCAGTCCGGTGGTGAGCATGGATACAAAGAACGAGGGAGCCATGAGCATGGCTGAGATGAATGCGATGGTGGCGATTTTCATGTTTATCTGAACAGTTCCGGGGTTTGTTCTTCGTGCGTCCGCCTTGTCTGGTCCCGGAGCCAGAGAAGGCAGGATTTGAGATCCTCGATAATAATTTCGGCCTGATGCGGTCTGATCAGATCTGGGTTTGATGTCGGGCAGACGATGAGCGTTTCGTTCTCCGAGGTGAAAACGGCCCGGTAGTTACCAAATGTCTTTTCCTTCATTTGAGTTTCAGCGTAATCATCCAGAACCAGTTGCTGCCGATCTGAGCCGGGGTTGCTGCGACCACCTCAACGACGGTCCTGCGTGTGCCTTCGGCTTTGACCTTCAGGCTGTCTCCTGGTTTCCCGATCTCGCACTCCCACTTCTCGACGTGGATTCCTCCGACTTCTCTCCATGGGTACTGCTCAGGTGTGCCGTCATCGGATTCAACGCAGAACGACTTCGGTTCCGGGTTCATGCTCCGGGTGATCGTGATCTGCCCGGATGATTCAAGGTACTGGACCTGCGGAATATTGAGTTCGATGGATTTCATTTGTGTCATGCACAGTATGTACAGATCACTCCGAAGGTTCTCCCTGGCGAGATTGAGCTTGGCATCTGGTAGATCCCGGTGCCTTTGCATTTCTCGCAGAGAGCCTTCTTCTTTGCCAGTTTCCGCTGGGTCTTTGTGTTCTGTATCTTATTCATTATCAGGGTTTTGTAGCCTGCGAATGCATGGCATCCCTTCCCCAGAAAGCCCCGGCGGAAAGCCAGCCTTCCTGAGCAAACATCTCCATGACTTCAAGCGGCATGCTGGCGCGGACGGGCCATGACGTGGCATTGCCGTTGCTTCCAGCCATGAAGTCGATAGCTGCACCCCTGGCATGAAGCGATGGTAGCGATCCTCCGCGCATGTTCCGGTTGTTGTAGCACCCATTGAAGTCCCGCAGGACATAGCTGAATGGACTTCTTGCGATTGAGCGAAGAACCCGCTCCAATGACTTTGCGGTCTTTGCGTGGCATTGAATGATTCGGACGGGCTTGCCTTCGTACTGAATATAAAGTCCAGATACATTGAGGTTTACCAGTTTCGACTTGTCACCAGGTGAACCGTAGAATCGCTGGAGGCTGCGCTGGTCCTGTGCGGGCCATGGGTTGGGTGTTGGCATCATCCGCAGCAAGTGAGTCTTGCATGCGGCGATTGATCGTGGACCCCAGAAGCCATCGGCGACGACACCGATGCGGGCCTGCATTGCTTTGATTTGGGACTGATTCATTTCTGTCCGATTGGGAAGAGGGTTGAGTCTGGCTGTGGATCGGCTGTCCAGCGGGGGAGATCGGTGCTGATCTCGATCACGCCTTTCCCTCCGGGGAGCAGGTACTTGGCGGACAACTGCACCGGAGGCATCGTGATGCAGGACGGGATGAAGGCAGCGACTGCCAGAAGGATTGCGGTTTTCATGCGGTTCTCCATACCCGGAACTCTTTATCGCCAATCCGGCGGGGTTCAATCTCAATCCCGGAATGTTTGGCGCAGCGCATCATGATGCTGATGTCGTCCAGTCCGATTGCGACCGAGTCACCAACATTCATCAAAAGGAATGTTGCGGTGAGTTCCTGCTGGCGATCCGAGTACTGGATCGGAGGAATGATGGTGTCTGTGCTGATTTCCATGGTGTCTGTTGGGTTGTGATTAGGAAGTGAAGTGACGGGACCAGAATGCGTCATCCGTCCTCATGATGATTTCACGGCTCGGGAACTTGTCTTCAATCTCAGGAAAGAACGCATCCGTGTAATTTACGTCGTAATTCAGCATCGTCAGGTACAGTTCGTCGAGATTTGATTCAAGCAGCGTCCAGATCTCCACACCTCCGATCACCCAGATGCTGCCTGGGTATTCCGGCTTATCAATGGCAGTGAGCGCAGAAAGCTCATCCATGTCTCTCGCAATCTCAATCCCGTCGCACGGCTTCATCGTTCTGCTCATCACGATGTTCCTCCTGCCTTTCAGAACGGACGGTAGAGATTCCCAGGTCTTCCGGCCCATGATGACGGTTCCCCCCATGGTCATCCTCCTGAAGAACCTGAGGTCTTCCGGTAGATACCAAGGGATGGTTCCGTTCAGTCCGACTGCCCGGTTCTGCGCCATGGCGGCGATTCCAATCCACTTCTTCATACGGCTACCTTTCCTTTGATTGCTGGATGCGGATCGTACCCGACAAGGTCGAAGTCCTCAAACTCAAAGCTGTCGATGTCCCAGTGGCGACCGTGGATCGCAAGAATCGGGGGAGCCTTGATTGGTCGCGAGATCTGCTCCCTGACTTGGTCGTAGTGGTTGCTGTAGATGTGGGCATCTCCCACGCTGATCGTAAGGATCCCCGGTGTCAGTCCGGTGATGTGAGCCACCATGTGCGTCAGCAGGGCGTAGCTGGCAATGTTGAACGGCATCCCGAGGAACATGTCGGCAGACCGCTGCGTCAGCATGCAGTCCAGACGATTGCCTGAGCGCACCGAGAACTGGTAGAGCATGTGGCATGGAGGCAGTGCCATCTTTGGGATATCGACTGGATTCCATGCGCTCACAATGATCCGGCGGGAATACCGATCCTGCTCAATGAGGCGGATTGCTTCCTTCAACTGGTCGATCCCCTCCTTGCCCCAGTTCCTCCACTGCTTGCCGTACACCGGGCCGAGTTCTCCATCGGTCGATGCCCACTCGTCCCATATGGAGACTCCGTGCTTCTGTAGATCCACGATGTTGGTGCTTCCGGAGATGAACCACAGGAGTTCGTGGACCACGGACTTCATGTGGACTTTCTTCGTGGTGAGGAGCGGGAATCCTTTGGAAAGATCAAACTTCATCATTTCCCCAAAGATGCTGGACGTTCCCGTGCCAGTGCGGTCATATCGTTTTTCTCCGTAATTCAGGATATTACTGATTGCGTTGATGTACTCTTCTTCGTTCGATGTATCAAGTCTGTTCATTTTTTTGCTGAGTTGAATCCAGCGACATACGCACGAATCATGTCGTTCATGTGCTTTTTGTCTGCTGGTTTCATGATTACCATCGGAGGAAGCACGTTCTCCCGATACCAGATCTCTGCCTCGGCTTCGATGTTTCCATCAGCAGCTTCGCTTCCAAGTCTCTCCATCAGGAGATCCTCGTCTTGGTTCCCGCACCGTTCGCAGCACTCCACGGGATGTGCTTCGGTGTTCCAGCACACGTCGCACTGGTAGAGAACTCCCGAGTCGCATCCGCATGGTCCTTCCATGTACTTCCCTGGACCCTGGGAGCAGACATGGCATTTCACTAGGTGATTCATGCGATTCGCGTGAGGTGTGCGTACTTGGTATTCCTGCCGCCATTGTAGACCTGATTGCAGCGCATGCAGCGTTCACGCTTCTGCCACTCCTTCCAGCTACAGTGCTTCGTGGGCCATATCTTCTCCCGGCAGTCAATGCAGTGATGGATCGCGTGATCCCTCCAGCCGACTGGCGGTTTCTCCAGTGATCGGTCGATCTTCATTCGGCTCCAGTGGCTGAGTTCTTCTTCCAGTCCCGCTTCGACACGATGGACTCCCAGGTCTCAATGATCGTGGCAGTCAGATCAACGCCAACCTTGTTCGCTACCCGGTAGACCAGCGCCATGAAGTCGGTGATCTGATACCGGACGGCATCCACGAAGACCGCATCCTCAATGCTCATCAGGTACGCAACCTGAAGGTGCTTTACCCCGCAGGTCAGCCGGATCAGTTCCGTCTCGGTCGAGTGTTCGCTGACGTAGCTGTTCTCAGCACGCAGAAGGACATCCACGAACCGGACCCCTGCCTTCGTGCAGAAGTGCATAAGGTAGATGGACACGTCAGCCAGAGCATCGCGCATGTTCGCCTGATGTTCCTCCGGGGTGCCACGGATTCCCTGCTTCCGCTTCAGGAATGAGTGGGAGAACTCACCGATCTCCTCAATCACTCCGAGGACCGGGTCGATCTGGTTCTCGGCAGTATTCGCGCCGAAGTTCTGGAAAGCCCACTCCTTGTGCTGGTCCTGGACTTCGTTGATTTTCGCAATGGTTTCCGATGTCATATTCTTCAGTCTCTGATGTAACTGCTTTGCGCTTCGGCCCGCATGATTGCGGAACTGAGCTTCATTCCGAAGTAGAACACAATGGACATCAGTATCACAAGGATGCCAATCACGACTTTTTCAATAGGAGTCATTTTCATGAGGAGGCACCAGTCCGGCAGGATGAAGAAAAATGCAATGTACGGTTTTGCGTATTTGCGCTGAAAGTGGAATCGTTTACTTGTACGGCCTATGCAAGATACACCAAAACCTGATCGTGAGTCCGTTCTGAAAGAAGCCGAGAAGGCACTTCTGGCAATCAATGATGCCGGATACCACGCTGCCATCGTCGTCGTGGACAATGACAAGAAGGCGGCATGCCTGATTGGCATGTCCGAGATGAGTGGCACCCGTGCCGATTACATCGGCAAATGCTTTGAGATTCTGATCCGCATGGGGGAAACCATCAACGACAAGATCCCCGATACGATGGACGAGATCTTCCTGCAAGCCTGCGATGGTGACAAGGAGAAAGCCGCAGAAGCCCAGCAGATCTTCAAGGAGTGCATTGCCGAAACCCTCGCCGAGATGGCAATCGGCAATGTTGAGCAGACCGAGAACCAAACCAATAACTGATTTAGAACCAATGAAAAAAGGAAGAAAGACAACTGAAGAGAAGCTCAAGAAAGGGCAGGATGCATGGATCCGCGAGAACCTCATCGAGGTTGGCGGGGTCATCTACAAGAAAGCATGCGTCATCGGAGGGAAATACCCATCCGTGCGTATCCCAGGAAAAACAGTCCGGGTTTCAAAACTCGTCTGGGCGATCCACAATGAAGGCAAGGTTCCCGATGCCCACGTCTGGCACAAGGACGGCGATGTCGAGAACAACATCATCAGCAATCTGGACATCGGAACCAAGCCGATCAGCAGAAATCTGATGGTTGAATACAAGAAGCGGATCGCTGAAGGCAAGGACTACCCAGGGGTCACATGGCACAAGTCGCATGAAAAGTGGATGGCATGGTGGCGCGGACCAAACAAGACCACCATCTACATCGGTCACCACGCCACCGAGAGGGATGCAGCAGATGCCGTGAAGGAATACTGCGAGAAGAACTGCCCGCAGGACAACCCATACGCCTGACCATCAACCCGCTATGGCATACATCGAAACATCCATCCCTCCCATGAAGGTCTTCGTCCGGAGATCCTTCCTTAATGGGAACATTGACGACAAGTCCTACGAACAGGCAGTCCTGATCTCAGTCCGCTGCCTTGAAGGTTCCGCTGCCCTTTTCCAGATCCTCACGGAGACCGGGAGAATGCGGGACAAGCTGCCACTCTCGGCGTTCTGCTGGAAGATCCCTGACTCCGAGGATGTCTGGGAGAAGTATCCATTTCACAGTCTCCAGCTTTGGGACTGCTTCAGCCGGGACTTCTCAATCGTCCAGTTGTCCTACGTCTACAACTGCCGCACCACCATCCTCATGAAGGACAGGTCTCAACTTGAGGGGCAGTACCAGTGGACCATCCAGTGGGCCGGAAACACCAACCTCGGAGGCGCAGACATCACGCTGGCTGAAGATGGATCTGAGCATAAGTGCCACCACTTCATCCGGCTGGACAACGGTCTGTTCGCTCTCCAGCCAAACAACCGGATCCTGAAGTGGAATGAGCCTTCCTTCTGCACCAAGCCCATCGGCAAGGATGAAGCCCCATGGGTGGTCAACGAAGCCGAGTATTGCTGCGAACAGCACGAAAAGTGGACGACCGAGGACTCAAGGTCGTACTTCTACGAACTCGCAAAGAAGATGGAAGAAGAAGGACCGCTTCCTGAGATCCCTGAGACTGTTTCGTTTGTTTCGTTTGAGCGTGACATCAGCAAACCAGAAGAGCTGAAAGAAGCGGCAGGCATCTGAATGAATGATCAGGGTGAGATCGTGCCTCCTCCGTATCCCAAAGGGGAATTCTGACCACCACCAGAAACAACGCAGGGCCGCTCCTCGGGATCACCTCTCAGGGAGCGGTCTTTTCACGTTTGATAATCATCCGCCCCCGCAGTACAGCCATGCCCCACGATGCCGAAGGGGTTCAAAGTATGTCCGCCAAACTGGAAAGAGGAAGCAGTCAAAGTCTGCATCTTCTGCGGCGAGAACTTCTGGCCCAGCACCCACAGCCACTACCTCTCCTGGATCAAACGCCAGCACTGCGACCAGAAATGCTCGAAACGCCACGAACAGGCAATCAAGACTGGTTCACGGAAACCTTGAGATCAGGATCCACGCAGGCACAGGCTTCATCCTGAAGATACCTCCCGAGTCCGTACCAGCACCGAGGACATGCGTTGTGCGGACATGCCGCACTCCCTCTCCGGTTTCTGTCTTTCGTCTCAGTCTTCGGTTTCGTTGAGGTCTCTGGATCCATTCAAGCGACCTACGATTCCCGTTGACGATCCGCAAGCACTTCGCATTGTTCCGTCGATTGCATCTGAACAGTAACCGAAGCCGGGTTCATTCCGCGTGTTGCTGTGGAGGCAAACATAACGCTCGCCCTAGTGCCATACGGGGCGAAGCCAAAAGCAAGACGGTGAGCAGTAATGATCACCCGAAGCGGAAACCCCCGGATGTCTTCATGACAGCGGGGGTTTCTTTTGTTCTTGGATCTCTCGCTCTTCATTCTCTGATTCCTACAGGGAGAGGCAAACTTCCGACAACGCGAGCGAGGATCGAAGGCACGATGATCCCTGCGAAGGGAATCATCATGCTCAGAGAGGAGACTTCCGCATAACGGTCGCTCGGATCCTGAGTCACGCCGGAAACAAATCCGGACCAGGATTCTCGCCAGCAGGCACGCTCATCGGACTGGCTCAAGTGAATCCCGGCATTGACCCCAGCATTGCTGCTGGCGCGTCTTACGTCACACTGATTCATCTGTCCATGTGACTGCCTGGAACCCCACCGATCACTCCCCAGTTCTCAGGCTGGGCTTTTCGGCTGTCAGCAGGAGGGTCTGCCGAACGTCCGGAATCTTTTCCCTTCGCCACTCGCTTAACGGTATCAGCGCAAAGAAAAACCCCGGCGGGTAAGAGGACCACCGGGGTTTTCGTTGAGACTTGCCTTTCGGCTAATCACGAAGAAATCTCTCAGCGTTGCCTCTTACACAACGTCGGTCGTACCGTTATGCACAGGAGGCAGCGAGTCAAGAGTTTTCTGTCGCGCTCCTTCAATCGTCCAGCATCACATCGAATCAATGTATTCCTGATACGCAAAAACGTATCGCTTGACACGGAAAGGCTCTCACCAGAACATCGCCGCAGATTCACAAAACAACATCATGGATACCAGTCTCTTCATCGCAGGTGGCAACCCACTTGAATTCGTCACTTCCGGTCCAACCAAGCTGGCTCTTCCGCAGAGCGGAGGTCTTGAAGTGTACGAAATCGCATCAACCGCAACGACTGTCACCTCCGCTGATTTCGGCAAGACGTATCTTCTGTCTGCCGCTGCTGGTTTTACCGTGACCCTTCCTGCTCCCACGTTTGGGGCGCGAGTTTCGTTCATTGTGCGGACAAGCCCGACATCCAACGGTTACATCATTGCTGGCACGGCTTTCCGTGGAAGCGTCTCGACCGCTGACGTTGACGGTGCCGATGCCGCAGTCGCAAACAACAACAACCGTGCGACCCTCGTTGCGAACGCTGCGCTCGCCGGGGACAAGTTGATGTTTGAAAGCGATGGCTCCAGTTGGTTCGTCACCGGACAGTGTACTGCCCGTACTGGAATCACTTTCGCGAGCGTGTAATCCCCTCCCGAACCACCACCCCAAGAAAGCCAGCGACCCTGAAAGTTGCTGGCTTTTTTGTGCCTGTTGATATATACCCGGAAAGATGGAAGAAATCATCATCACACGAATGCCTGGGGATTCACCGAATCCTCCGATTTTCGACTACGATGCGTGGGGGCAGGATAACGAAGGCAACATATATCATGAGCTTTACGGCAGATGGTGGTCCCGTGAAGTCAATGCCACCAGAGACGACATCGAACTCTGGGCATTCAAGGAAGAACTCGGTCCGGAAGACGGAGGGCTTGGCAAGTACCAGCACCTGCGGGAATTCATCGACCTGACGTGGAACGCTGACGGCAAGACGATTGTCGAATGGAATCCATGGCTGGAGAAACTGCTGGAGGAAGCATGCTCCAATGAATTCCTCGCAGTCGGTGGGTGTTCGTCATCAGGCAAGTCCTGGGGTGGCGCACTCTACGGCATCGTGTCATTCCTCGCAGACCCGGAAGGCACGCTTGTGCTGGTGACATCCACATCAATCTCGGCAGCAAAGAAGCGGATCTGGAAAGGTGTCATTCAACTCTGGAATTCCCTCCCGGAGAAGTACAAGAAGCTGGGCCGGATCAAGCCGTCAGTGAACATGATTCACTACCAGCCACCGGATGGAACGGTCGCATCTGACGCATCCTCAATCAACCTAGTGGCAGCAGAGCAGAAGCAGGAAGCATCTGCCGTGGCGAAACTGGTTGGTCTCAAGAACAGTACGGTCATCCTGATTGCGGACGAATTGTGCGAACTCTCACCAGCCGTCATCGCAGCAACGGACAACCTGATCTCCAATCCTAGATTCCAGATGATTGCCATGAGCAATCCAAAGGATCCCGAGGATCCATTCGGAATCATGTTCAAACCGAAGGCTGGCTGGAGTACCATCGACGAGACCTGCTACGAATGGGAGACTGACTACGGCAAGGCGATCAGGTTCGACGTTCTCCAGTCCCCGAACTACCTTGAGCAGGAGTGCATCTACAAGTACATGCTCACCTACGAGAAGATCGAGGCGAAGCGCAAGCAGCTTGGGGATAACTCCTCGGCGTTCTACCGATTCTACCGTGGATTCATTCCGCTTCAGGGATCCGAGAACAATCTCTACACCACGACGGACTTCAATGCCTACATGGCGGACGACGTTGAGTGGAAGAATCCGCCGAAGAAGGTCGTCGGAATCGACTTGTCGTTCACATCATCCGGTGACCGCACAATCCTTGCCGTCTGCCTCTTCGGTGAAAGCAAGGAAGGCAAGAAGTGCCTGAAGTTTGAAAGGTACTATTCCATCAAGGAGAATGCCCAGGACAAGGTAAACCCGAGAACTGAACAGATCGTCGATGAGGTGAAGCGCATCCTGGACCGGGAAGGCGTGACCTACGACAACGTCGCAATCGACAACTCCGGTGGCGGCATCTCGGCAGTGGACCGATTCACGCAGAAGCTCTCAAGGGATCTCCTGCGTGTGAACTTCGGCGGGAAGGCATCAGACAAACCAGTCTCGGCAAACGAGCGGATTCCGTCTTGGAAGAAGTACACCAACAGAGTCTCGGAACTCTGGGGGGTTGGCGTGGAATTCATGCGAGGCGGACAGTTCGCCGGATTCAACACATGCACGGAGCTTATCGGTGAGATGAAAGCCAGACGCTATGAGATCGTCAAAGGAGGCGACGGTGAGCGGATTATGGTTGAGCCGAAACCGAAGATGAAGGCAAGAACTGGAAGATCGCCTGACATCAGTGATGCCGTCATGCTCGCCATTGAATTGTGCAGAGCCAAGCACCACTGGGTATCAGAGGAGCGCGGAGAACACGTTCTGTCTAAATCAGATTACCTACAGAAAATAAGAAGGTTTGATATCAATACCCTTTCCGGTGGTGGTCATGACTGGCAACCATCCTTTTGAACAGGTCATTGACTTACATCAACACTGATGTTACGACCACAATCCAAATGACCTCGTCCATCGCAGATCTGCTGCTCGAAAATATTGAGCCGGATGAAAAGTCCGCACCGGAACAACGCATCAAAGATGCATCAACCGGACGTGAACTGTTCCGTTCCATGCTCAATGCAGACCGGGCATCTGCGGAGCAGCGAGTAAGGCAGCAGGCAATGCTGGACGGTCAACCACCTTGGGATCAGGCTGCACTCATTGCTTCAGGTCAGGGATCGCTCACAAACCTCAACTGGGGTGACGCTGAGAATATCGTAGAGTTTACAAAAGCAGGGATGATCGACCTGATCAACTCAGTGGAAAGACTGGTCAAGATTCCACTGCAATCTCAATTCTTTGAAGATCAGGAAACCCGCCGGGAGATGGAGGAAATCCTCTCAGATGAAGTCTCCAAAGCATTCCGCCGATGGGAAGGATTTGATTTCAACTACCTCAACCTGATCCATCACTGGCTCTGTTTCGGTGTCGGCATCACATACTGGGAAGATGCCATCGACTGGAGGTGGAAGACATCCGGTCTCTCCGACTTCTGCATTCCACGCCAGACACTTGCCTCGGAGGAAAGGATCACGATTGCCGGGTGCAGGCGCAGGTACGAACTACACGAACTCTACGCCAAGATCCGGGACGAGGAGAAGGCAACAAAGCTGGGATGGAACGTGCCTGCCGTGAAGCAGGCAATGATGCGTGCGGACAGTGTGTACGCTACAGGAAACGGATGGAGCGACACCCAATGGGAACGCCTCCAGGCTCAATTCAAGAACAACGATCTCGGAACCGGAGCATCCGGCAAAACGCAGACCGTGGAGATCATTCACCTCTGGGTGCAGGAATTCGACGGCACTATCTCGATGTACCTCGTCTCCGACAATGCCCTGGTGGACGACGGAAAAGGAGACCCGTGGCTGTTTGAAAGGCGGCACGAATACAAGGAAGTCCGCTCCGCGTTCAACTTCTTTTGCTACGGCATCGGAACCAACGGAACCTACCACTCAATCTCCGGGATTCTCCGCAAGATCTTCCCTCAGGTCCAGGTCTCCAACAGGCTCCGGTCGAAGATGGTGGACTCTGCCGCCATTTCCGCTGGCATCATGATCCAGCCTTTGTCCGAGACGGCATACGACCGGATGCAGCTCACCACGCTCGGGCCGTATACGATGCTGCCATCCGCAGATGTTGCTACGTTTGTTCAGCAGCAGTCACCAAACATCGGAAACAACGTCACCCCGATCCTTGCCGACATGGAGCGGGCGATCAATCAGAGGGCTGGGCAATTCCAGGGAACCTCTCCGTTTGGTCAGCAGGCAGAGAAGACAAGGTTCCAAGTTCAGGCCGAAATCGAAAGCCTGAGCCGGGTTGGTGCATCGCAACTCAACCTGTTCTACCCGGCATGGGGACGGCACCTCAAAGAAGCTGTCCGGCGAATCTGCCGCGAGAACTACTCCGATGCCGCACCGGGAGGAAGGGAAGCACAGGACTTCCGCAGACGCCTTGAGATGCGTGGATTCCCACTGGAAGCACTGAAGTACATCGACTTCGACATGGTCACATGCGAGAAGGCAGTCGGCTCCGGTTCGTTCGCCCAGCGGACGGCAATGCTACTGGAACTGACAGAGGTCTCTGGCGCATACGACGAAGTGGGTCGCCACAATCTTATGCGGGACAGAACCGCTGCTGCGCTCAAGTCATACGATCTGGCAGACCGATACATTCCGAGGATGCCGGGAGATGTCCGCCCGCCGATGGACAAGAAGATCGCAGAACTGGAGAACGCCTCCATGAAGGACGGCAACCAGATCAACGTCGAGATGAACGAGAAGCACGTCGTTCACTTGGACGCACACCTGCCGTATATGGCGACGATCCTGCAAGCCGTCGAGCAGGGGCAGATGGATCTGATGCAGGCTCTGCCGATCACGCAGATCATCTACGAACACTGCAACATGCATCTGGAGCAGATCGCTCCGGACATCATGATCCAGGAACGTGTCGCATCGTACAGGCAGGCTTTGCAGCAGGCCGGGGAAATCATCTGGAATGGGCAGAAGAAGCTCATGAAGATGCAGCGTGATGGTGAACAGCAGGCAATGGAAGGCGCAGAAGGTCAGCCTCCGCAGCAGCAGGACACCGTTGATGACGACATGAGAAGGAAGCTCATTGAGTTCCAGACGAAACTCCAGATGCGCCAGGAGGAGTCGGCAGTGAAACGCCAGATCATGCTTGAAGACGCCGCAGCCAAGAGGCAGATTGAAATGGCGAAGGCGCAGCAGAATGCGGCTCTCACTGATGCCAAGACCGCTGCCGGAATCCTCGCTCAAACACAGCAACGTCTTCAATGAATATTCAAACCAGAATCAACAGAATCAAAGATGAGTTCAAAAGCAACGCCGCGCTCCGGTCCGAGTGGGAAACTGTCGTCCAGAGCGAATCGTATTCTAAAATATGTGAACTCGTATATCTTGAGGCTACAGTCAAAGCGGCACAATCATCTCAGATTGCAGAACACGACGCCATGGCAGCAAGGAAACTTTTCAAACTCCAAGCCGTTCAGGAAACCCTGAAGAGCCTTTCCGAAGCACACTACCCGCAGGCGACCGTCAGTGAACTCCCGGATGGATGGGATCACTACAAGCCAGAGAACACTGACTCCACGGAGTCCTGATCATTTCCCAGAACCACAACCACCATGCCAGACACACCATCAGAATCAGTAGGATCATCGGAAGGCAGCTTTCTTTCCGTGATGAGCGGAGTCATCGACTCCATGAGTCAGTCGCCGGGAGCAATTAGTATCCCGGTTCCACAACAGCAGGAAGAGGCTCCGCAGGAAGCACCGAAGGAGACGCCAGTCGAAGAAACCAAGCAGACGGAATCCAAGCCAGTCAAGAAAGGCGTTGATGCCCTTCTGGATGACGCTCCGGATCAGGAGCAGGATCAGCAGAAGACTGAAGCCACCGAAGACGCCGAGGAGATCCCGGAGAACATTAAGGACAATCCAAAGGCCGTTGCCAAGTGGGGTGAGATCCGAGCCGAGAAGAAGGCTCTCGAAAAGAAACTCGCCCAAGCCGAAGCCCAGCTTGCCGAGAAGTCCAAGCTCCAGGACGCAGATCCTCTCCGCAAGGAAGCGGAAGAGTACAAGCAGAAGTACGAAGAACTGGAGAAGGAAGCGGCAACGTGGCGGATTGAAAAGACATCCGCGTACCGTACCGAAATCACTGAGCCTCTGCTTCAGATTGAAGACGAGGTAACCGAGATCGCCAAGAAGCACGACATTGATGCCGACAAACTCCTCGCTGCGTTCAATGAGTCAGACCCTGCATCCAGAGAAAAGATGCTGGAGGAACTCACCGAGTTCATGTCCCAGTCCTCGCGCTACGAGACATTCGCCCTCAATAAGAAGTGCCTGAGTGTATTCAAGCGTGCCGGGGAACTTCAGGCGAACGCACAGGCTGCGATGAAGGAGATCATGGAGCGGGAGCAGGTGATGAGCCAGCAATCCAAGACCGAAGCGAAAGCCCAGGAGATGCGTGCGATTGAAGCGAATCTCGAAAAGATCAAGAAGGTCGCCGCAGACTTTGTCGCCAAGGATCAGTCTCCAGAGAAGTTCATTGAGGAATTGAAAAACGAGGCAAGCGAAACGTCGTTCGACGACCTCTCCCCGGAAGACAAAGCATTCGCTGTGATTGCATCCACAAGCCTGCCAAAGGTGAGGAAGACAATCGTCGCCCTTCGGAAGGAGATCGCAAAGCTGCGTGATGAGATCTCTGGGTATGGATCCGCAATGCCGCGTTCCTCCACCGGGCAGACCGGATTCCAGAAGGCATCAGGCGACGCCAGCTTCCTTGAGTCTGTTGGTATCAAATAAACACAGAATTACACAAAGGATTCAAATCTCCCACACTTTGCGTAATTGCAGGGTGTGGGAGATTTTTTTGTTTGACTTCAGAAGCATGTGACCAAACACATCACTCGCGCCACCCGTAAGGCGACACAAAAACACGGACACAAAACATCGAGCTAAAATCCTCTGCCCCAAAAAAGCAGAGAGGCTTTCCCCGGCTCAAGGAGAGTAAGGAAACAGCAAACACAATCCAACCTCCTAATAAAACAGGCTTATGCCAGCTACATTTGTTCCATCCCCTACTACTGGTAGCACGACTATCCAGCAGCAGTTCATCAACGAATCCGGTCGAATCGGCACCGATATCTTCCGCTACGCATACGACACGTCCCCTTGGGCGCGTGTCATCAAGCGGGGTCTTTGGCCGGACGGCATGGGTGACTCCATCTCCATTCTGAACTACGAGCGTGCGCTCGCCGGAACCACGAACGGTAAAGGTTCCTGGAGCAACCATCGCGCCCTCGGGTTTTCCAGCGCTGATCCTTCTGCTATCGCTGTTGGACGTGGTCTTCCGAGTGCTACCGTGGTTCAGATGACGCAGCGTCTGCGGACCTACAATCTTGCCTGGACTGCTGTTGAGTCCATGCGAATTGACGTTCGCGATTCCGCCTTCTCGTTCCAGTTCAAGGAACAGATGAAGCAACTCTTTGACGGTCTGACAGATGCCGCTATGCGCGTCTGGTCGTACCGGACCCGTGAAGAGTACTTCCGTCTCAGCGGAAATAAAGTCATTATCGGGACTCCGGAATCCGGAACGCCAACCGTTGCGCTTGCCGATCTTTCGGTAACTGCTCCAGTGGACTTCTCCACCCTTACCGGGTACAGCCTGGCTCAACTGAACATGACTGGCGCTGCTCCTTCCGGTGGGTTCAGCACGAAGCACTCAGTGCTGACTGGTGGTGTTCTCCGCGACATTTACGCTCGGCTGAGCCGCAACGGTGCTGGTCGCAACTCCGGTGGTCTTGCTGATGGTGCGCCTGTCTACAATCTGGTTTGCTCGCCTGAAACGAGCGACTACCTGATTCGCGAGGCTGGCACTCGCAACGACCTTCGCTGGGCTGACGCTGGGCAACTCCTCAAGCCACTCGGTGTCACCCGGTCGCTTGCTGGATTCGCCCACGTTCTCGACCACGAAGTTCCGCGTTTCACGCTGGCTCTGAACAGTACGGTCTACGACTTCACTGAAGTCACTCCGTGGACGTATCAGGCCGGAAGCATCAGCACGGCATTTACTGGTGCCGCTACATACTCCGGAGGAACAGCCACGATCCTGACGGTTACTACGTCGAACGGAATTGTCCCTGGGCAAGTTGTCACGCTCCAGCCAACAACAGCCTCCGATGATGAGTACTCTAATAGTTTCCGAGTACTCTCAATTCCTTCTTCGACCCAAGTGGTTATTGAGAAGGCGTGGAGTGACGATGCTACCGGAACGCTGATCACCAACAACAACGGCCAAGCTGGCTGGGTTGAGAATCTGTCGTACCACACGGCTCCATACGAGATGTCCTTTATCCTCCATCCGGACGTGATGGAGGCTCTGACGCGCAACTCGCAGACGACCCTCGGAAGCGGCACCCAGTTCGACCCGACCACCAAGATCGGGGACTTCAACTGGAACAACATCAAGAACGAAGTCTCCAACCCGGATGGCACCTTCGGATACTTCCGAGGCATTCTTGAGTTCGCCTCCAAGCCAGTGAAGACCCAGTACGGCTGGGCAATCATCCATCGTCGCCCAGACCCAACTGTCCTCGCTGCTCCGTCCATCAGCGTGACGAGCGGACTCGGTCTGACTGCGTAATTCTGGTGGTGGTTCACCGTGAGGGAGGAGTGGTCCTGAAGAGGATCGCTCCTCCCTCTGAACCGGGAAATTTTCAATTCACACGATACATCCAATGCCTGTTCCATTCTCCGCTCCTCACGATCAGATCACAGCAAATGCTCTGGCTCAATTCATGGGCAAGACAGGCGTTCCAGTTTTCCTTGCCGCTGGAGGCACGACTACCGCTCCTGCTGGCACTTACTGTGCAATCTACTTCCTTGCCGACACGGTGTTCTCGGCACTCACATTCCGAAGAGACGGGACCGCTTCTGTACTCCCAACCGGAACTGCAATCGCCAGCATGACATGGCCGAAAGGAATGTACTTCGCCGCAAACATCGACTCAGCGGTACTGACTTCAGGTCAGTGCGTTCTCATCCCAGCCTGATCCAATACCAGCATGCCTCGCAGACTTGATCCAGTAACGGGACTGATGGTTTGGGATGGTGAAGCCGTCCCGGCCCAAAGCCGTGAAACGATCAGGAGCGAGATCGCAGCGCTGAAGGAACAGATCGAAAGACTGTTCTTTGTGGATGACGAAGTCCCTGGTGATCCTTTGGTTCCTTCGCTCTGGTGGAACTCATCTGATGGGGATCTGTACGTCAGGTACAACGACGGCAGCAGCACTCAATGGGTCTCGGCTACATATTCAGCAGGAGCAAGGATCAACGCATTCAGCAACGTCTTCCATGTGGATGACTTTGGTGCTGTCGGTGACGGCGTGGCAGATGACCGTGCCGCGATCCAAGCTGCGCTCGACGCATGCGAGGATGCCAACGGAGGTATTGTTCTGCTCGGAGCTAGGACGTACAGGGTTGAAGCGCTGACAGTCACTCCGGTTGGCACTCAGTCATCTGGATGCACTGGCATTGAGATTCCATCAAACACGATCCTACGGGGTCATGGGAAGTCGTCTGTGCTGCAAGGGACATCGGCAACATTCCGTGGAACTGGAGGGGTTGTGAACCTAAAGGGATACCAGACTGCATCCACGGCATACGGAGCAGCGAACAATGTCATCATTGAGAACCTGACTATCGAAGCTCCTTTGTCCAATCCGGTGATCGACAATGCTGCGAACGATCCAGAGAAGTCATGCGGGAACCTTCTGAACCTAGTTCACGGCAGGTACATCATGTGCCGGAATATCTGGATCAACGAAAGCAGGTATCACGCAATTGAGATTAATCAGTGTTCAGATCTGGTGTTTGAAGACATCCAGATCCGTGGAAGTCACACTTCCACCATTCAGTTTGACTGCGGCGACGCTGGGCCGAAGAGCAACCTTATCTCTGGAATCGCAATCAGAAGGGCTGTATTCAATAGGGTTCACCTGTACGCAAGACCAGCGACCGATACAGCCCAGCAGGACGTTGATGTGGCGCACGCATCAAATCAAGAGATCTCAGACATCATCTGGAATGACTGCCTGTTTGAAACGAACTCCGCTGCGACTGTCCAGAACTCATTTGCTCCATCCGGTGGATTGACTGGAGTGGTTCTTGCAAGATGGAAGATTGAGAACTGCAAGTTCTATGTTAACTCGCTTGTTGGAAAAGCGCTGAATCTTCAATACGGATCAGGCATCACTCTCAATGGATTCAACTTTGAAAACAATTACATCTATAGTTACAATGGTTCCCCTGTGTATATTGGCGGATCATCGGCTGTTTTCAATGAATGGCAGTACAGGAATGGGATCATTGTAAACAGAAACACAATCATCCTTGATAAATCCCAGTACGCATCTGGGCATAACGTATTTGGTATTACCTTCTCGAATTGCAACAATGTTGAGTTTATTGGCAATCGCGTTGAGATGGTTGGAAATTCAAGTGTTGATCTTGCAAATACAGTAAACGCAATTGTATGGGCTGGAGCAAACCGGAATATTGATATCAGGGATAACTTCATTCAGAACTCCGGAGTAAGCACTGGCGTCACAAAGCCACTTCACGGCATCAATGTAATTCAAGCGTCATGGACAGACGGTCAAGTAAAGCCAGTCGCAAGAGTGATATCCAATACCGTATACGACAACGGCGCACTTCTATCGACATTGATCTGGCTTGAAGGAAAAAAATCATCAACCAGTACGAATATAGCCAACATCTTTGCCGCTGAGAATACCACCGATACATCATCAAGAAGGTCTGGAGCGTATGAGTACGTTTTCTGGGGAGTGGTAACTGATGGTACAAACGATGTCCGGGTTATTGATTGGTCACAGGCATCGCTTTCTGGCGGCGCTTCAATTGTTGCAAACACAGGAAACGCATTCTTGAATATTACATCGGCAAGCCGTGCTACTGGTCTCTCTACTGGAAAGTCGGTATATGGAAACTTCAATCAACCAATTCTAAATGTAAAGCTCATACAGGGTTCGTATAACGCAAGCACCTTTTTCAACACCACAAACATCACCCCGGTCAACTCCCTGTCCGGAGCATCAAATGCAATTGGGGTCTTCCTTGATGGGTACAATCCATTCACGGGAGCATTCAGTATTCAGTGCGGAAACTCAGGTATCGGCTTTACTCTGAACACTTCTGGTGTACCTACTGCTATCACGGAAGGTTTTATCCAGGCAACAATCGGAATCTAATCAATGGCTCAAATCGACTTCCCAACAGATCCGGCGGTAGGGCAAACATATACCGCCAATGGAAGGACGTGGGTATGGAACGGAACTGCGTGGGTAAGGAACTCTCCACTGGTTCCAAGCAATCCGATGTCGGCAGTCGGAGATATTATTGTCGGAGGAACTGGCGGAACACCAACAAGGCTCGGCATCGGACCTGGCGGAACCGTACTCACAAGCAACGGGGCGACTGCTGAGTGGGGTACTAGTGATCTCAGCGGCAAGGTAGACAAGGCTGGCGATACAATGACCGGGACGCTGGTGATTGATGAAGCCGTTCCACTTCAGTTCGTGAACGGAAGTAGTGTTGTTGATGTTTCTGCTTCTGCAATTACAGCAAACAGGACCATTACTGTCCCTGATGCAACTGGATATATTTCACTTACACTGAACAGCAATGGAATCCCAGACAGGCTCGGCACTCTCGCAAAATGCGGAGTCACAGCCGGGGTCGCAAAAGGGGAGGTGGTTTACATCACCGGGGCATCCGGAAACAATCCCGTCTTCGGAAAAGCCGATGCAGACACAGAGGCGACATCGTCGAAGACATACGGGTTCATCGACAGGAGCTGTGCGCTGAACGGATTTGGAGCCATCATCACGAACGGGATCCTTGATGGTCTTTCGCTTGCGGTTCCAAACACACAGGAGGGCGCATCACTCTGGCTTTCGACCACGGCAGGGGCAGTCGTTTCCGGATCTCCTCCAGCAAAGCCAGCACACAGTGTCTACCTCGGTATTGCCACCAAGGTCTCCAGCAGTGGCGGAATCAACGCAACGATCCAGACAATTGAGGTCAAGGTTCAGAACGGCTACGAGATTGGCGAATTGCATGATGTAAAGATATCATCACCAGCAAACGGTCAGCTTATTGTTGTTGACTCGGATGGATTCTGGGTAAATCAATCAACCGCCGGACTCTCGTCTGGCTGGCCCGACGTGTTTTTCCGCGGGGTCACACCTACTAGCGGAAACAATTTCCTCGGTCGAAATCGCTGGTATGTTGGTAGTGGCGTCTCACTGTTCCAAGGATGGTCATTGGTGCCATCCACGCTTTTCACTGGTCGCGCACTCAAACGTGATGCCACAGCAACCACAGGCATCAATGGGCCTGCCATCTGGTATGATGACCTCGGTCTGTCTGTAGGGGATCAGGTCACAATCTGCGCTCTTGTGACAGGTAACGGTGCGACGACCAGAATTTTCGCGCGGACATTCAGTGGATTAACCGTCCCCGGCCAGACATTCGTATCCAGCCAGCTAAACGTCAGCACGCTATCCAATAACGATTCTTTCGTCGCTTCCTCCACTCCGACACTGGTCCGCCTTACTCTGACAGTAGCATCGACTGAAACCGGAGTGGTCATCTATTCCACCCACTCCAATTCTGGGTTTTCATATCAGATTGAGGCACTCTGGGTCTACAAAGGCAGCTTCGAGAACGGGCCGCAATGGCCGAACATCGAAGACGGATCGCGGCTGGCAGCAAACCACGCCATCAGGTCGGTAGACTATGCGACAGGAGGAACTAACTACACGCTTCTTGGAACCACTCTCGTATCATCCACAAGTCAGACAACGACCCTTGACGGGTCATCGTTTTCAACGTCTGCGCGGGATCTGACATTTTCCGGATGGGGCGAGCGATACTCGCCTGCCGGGGTGTCGTTCAACGCCATCGAGGTAGTTATTGTCTCCCGTACTGCCGCGCTTGAAACATCCAAATGGCGGACAATCCATTGCGTCGTTCGGGCATCCTCAACCAATGCAGCAGCAAGCGGCGCAACAGTGGTGGCGGTTGGCAGCGTAACGGTAAACCCACAATCAGACTCTTTGTCGAATTTGGTAATCCCGCTAAAGGATCCAATTACCGGGCAATATAAGACGCTGACAAACGCTGATCTCAGCTCAGAATACTTCGTCGGGATTTATGCCCGAAACTCGTCCGGGACATTTGCCTCATGCGGAGAGCCACGCGGAACAATGCCGAACGCTCTTGGTACGCCTCAGAGCTACTACCTGACAACTTCGGATCCTCTGTCAGCTAGCTGGAGTAACTATTCCGCGAACCTGCGGATGGGATTCCGGCATCTCCTGCTAGTCAATCCAGCCGAGTCGTTTTCCTACACTCCAACCCCGACCTTTGCTGCGGCGCTTGCTCCGCTTTTGGAGCCAGCGCTAGTGCCGGAATTCGTGACTCCACCCACATTTTACGGTGTGCAAGGCCGCGAGGCAAACCTCTATTTCGACAACCTCATAAACTGCGACTGGAGGGATTATTCATGGGATGTTGCCTCTGCCAGCAGTGTCGGTTTGCAGCAAAATGAGCGATGGACATGGACGCCAGCGGGAGCCGTCACCTCGGGCAATCTCACGGTTTCTCTTATCAGCAAAACGACCGGGACCGTGCTGGCAACACGCACGGCAGCACAACGTGCAGCGGCATCATCGGCTGGCAGTGGATTGACGAAAAAATGCCTGTTTCTGGGCGATTCGCTAACTGCTGCCGGAACCATGACGCAGACCATTCTGGACATCGCTGGCCCTGATGTGATGGACATTGAGCTTTACGGGACGCAGGGCACGGCACCGAACAAGCACGAAGGCCGCGGTGGCTGGTCCTGCACTAGCTTTACCTCTGCCACGCATGTGGGGACTGCAAATCCGCTATGGGATGGGACCGCCGTAAACTTCGGCTGGTATCTGTCGCAAAACTCCATCCCTGCACTCGACTGGGTTTTCATCCAGCTCGGCACAAACGACGTTTTCAGCGCCACAACAGACGCGGCGGCGCTGACAACCACCAATGACCAGCAGAACAAGCTGGACATCATAATCGCCAGCATCAAGGCGAGCAATGCCAGCACGAAGGTCGGCCTTCTGATCTCGCCTCCTCCATCATTCGATCAGGACTCATTCGGCGATGACTACGGAGTCGGGCAAACCCGCCTGCGGTTTAAGCGGAATATCCTGATCTGGGCGAAACAGATGGTTTCCAAGTATTCCGGGCAGGAGGCATCAAGAGTTTTTCTGCTGTCCACCAATACCGCACTGGACACGATCAACAACATGGAGCGCGCCGCATCAGCTCCAGTAAACAGCAGGTCATCGGTCAACGTGCAAAGGCAGAGCAACGGAGTTCACCCTGCAACCTCCGGATACCAGCAGCTAGGTGACGCGGTCTGGGCATTTCTGAAATACAACGCATGATCCGCATCCTTCTCCTCGCCATCTGCGCCGCGCTGAGCAGCTGCGCCACCACCGCCGGGCTCAACATCGCATACTCCGGCGACGTCGCCGGCGTGCCCGTCTCCGTCCGGTACGCCGCCGGCATGACATCCATCCTCGTCGACAGCCACGGCCGGCCTCAACCAATAGCCCAAAAGTAACCAGTGCCCTCCGTCATCGCAAAACCATCCCTCGGCGCAGCCCTCGCAGCCATCGCGGCCAAAGACGTCAACAAACTCGAGGCGACCAGAAACCGCGCGCCATGGATCCAGAAGTACTGGCCGGCCACGGACTATCCGGAGGGCCACACGAATCGCGAGCCGTACTGCGCAGCGGCTGTCGCGTACTGGATCTCCGAGTGGCTCAAGTCCC